ATGCCACTCACCGACACCTTCATCCGGCAGACAAAACACAGCGGCGCCAAGGCCGGCGACAAGCACACAGACGGCGGCGGCATGTATTTGCTGGTCAACGGCGCTGGCAAGTACTGGCGCCTGAATTATCGCTTCAACATGAAGCAGAAGACCCTCGCCCTCGGTGTCTACCCGGAGATATCCCTGCTGACCGCCCGCAAGCTGCGCGAACGCGCACGCGAGCAACTGGCCCTGGGCTTGGACCCGGGCGCCGTCCGCAAGCAGGAAAAGCAGGCGTCGGTGCGCGCCCAGCTCGACACCTTCGAGGCGATCGGCCGCGAGTGGCTGGAGAAGAGCGGCGCGCGGCGAGGCGAAAAGACCCAGGCGCGCGTCGTGAGCTGGCTGGAGAAGAATATTTTCCCGGTCATCGGGTCCATGCCGATTACGACCATCGGCTCGCGCGACGTGCTCGATGCCGTCCGGACGATCGAAGCCCGGGGCGCGGTGGACTCGGCGCGCCGCGTGCTCGGCTACATCGGCCAGGTCTTCGAATACGCGATCGCGATCGAAGCAACGAAAACCGCACCGACCATCGGCCTGCACCGCGCGCTGCAGGTAAAGGAACAGCAGCACTATGCGGCTATCACCACTCCCGTCCAGGCGGGCGCCCTGCTCCGCGCGATCGACGGCTATCACGGCCACCCGTTCGTGGTGGCGGCGCTTAAGGTGGCGCCGATGGTATTTGTGCGGCCGGGCGAGCTGCGCACCGCCGAGTGGGCGGAGATCGACCTCGATGCGGCCGAGTGGCGCATCCCGGGCGCCAAGATGAAGATGGGCGTCGACCACGTCGTGCCGCTCGCGCGCCAGGTCGTTGACGTCCTGCGCGGCCTGCAGCCGCTCACCGGCGCCGGCACGTACGTCTTCCCCAGCATCCGGACTGGCAGCCGCCCGATGAGCGACAACACGGTGAACGCGGCGCTGCGCGGCATGGGATACACCAAGGAAGTGATGACCGGCCACGGCTTCCGCGCGATGGCGCGCACCATGATGGATGAGGTGCTGGGCGAACGGGTGGACCTGATCGAGCACCAGCTGGCGCACCAGGTGAAGGATGTGAACGGCCGGGCTTACAACCGAACGGCTCACCTGCCCGCGCGTCGGGAAATGATGCAACGGTGGGCCGATTATTTAGATCAATTACGAACGCGCTGATGACTGGAAAAAATGAACCCTACCACCTTGCAGAAAATTGTTGCTGATGCCATAAATCAAAATGTATTTGAAAACTGGCGTTTTTATCTACTGCTTATTTCACTGGCAGTTCTTACCACTATTCTCAGCGCCAGTCTTGAGGGGCGGGGAAAAAAGAAAGGCGAAACCGCTGCTATTAAAGAGGATCTGGAGGAAATCAAGCGCCAACTCGCCGAAACAACAAAAGTCACTAAGACAGTTGAGACCGCTATCTTGCGTGGCGACTGGATCCAGCGCGAGAAAAATATACTAGGGCGCACGAAACTCGAAGCCGCGATGCGCGCTGCTTTCACTATCGTAGGATGGGCGCGAGATAACGCGCCTTCGTTTCATGAAACCGGCCGTTTAGAACATTCTAGTGCAATCGATGACTTTCGGATGCTGACTAAGCTCTATCTGCCTGAGATGAAGGCTGAAACTGCAGCCGTCCTGAGTGAATATGCCAAATTTGTTCAACTAATCGCGAACATCAAGCTAGAGTTAATTGGTATCCAAACTAAAATTCAGGAAGCTCAAGCTAAGCAAGAGTATTTGAGGATCTCACAGCTTAGAGAAAAAGCACAAACGGTAGCGACGTCATATATATCTCAGGTCGCAGAAAAAGAGACTGCGATATCTCTTGCGGTCGACCGGTTTGCCGATGCTTCTTATAAGAGAATGGATCAGCTAACTTCTGATCAGTTATCGTAGTAAAAAATATGTTCATCACAAAGCAGCAGCGCCCAAGTATCGAGTTCAGCCCGGACGACGGCCAGACCAAGCCCACCTTGGTCCACTATTTCAGCGATCGGGCTGAGCCGTTCAAGTCGGTCCTGCCCCAGCTCATCGAGGGCGCCGGCGGCGACCAGGAGCGGGTGTTCATCGTCGCGTCGCCTTTGAGCGAGCTGGTTGACGAGACGATCAGGATCCACCGGGAGCCGGGCTGGCCTGACCATGTGGTGGTCGACGAGCAGCATCGCCCCTTCTTCGACGCCGTGAAGGTCTCGCTTCTGCAGGCGCTGGCAAAGCTCGAGCAGATCCAGTTCGTTGACCTTGATGAAGGTGAAGATGGCGACGCTGACGCGATGGCATGATGCTTCCATGCATAAGCGAATCGACGAAGCCACCGCCGCAGTCGTGGATCAGGCCCTTCATCTGCGGGCGGCCGGCGGAATGGGGCCTGCCGCGCATTACCTATACACCCGCTGCGTTCCAGTCTGGATCGCGCACCGCGTGCTGGTACGATCGCCCGACCGCCGGCGCCGGCCTCAACCGGTCTTACTCCCTGCTAGCACACGTACCGACCATTCCTGAACGAATTCCGCGCCGCCCTCCCCTCGCTCGATCCCTTTGAAGAGCATCTTGTCGGTGTGCATGGTGACCAGCTTGGCATCCAGCAGCACAGGGATGATGGGCTCCTGCCGGGAACCGTCGTCGGACGACAGCTTCAGCTGCGCGCCATCGCCGCACAGCACCAGCGTCACATCGCCAGTCGCGCCAGGATCGCTCTGGACGTCGTTGATGTGTTTCCGCAGGCCGCGCTGCCGTAGGCGCTTAACAATACTGTACATGCGTACAGTATATGCGCGCCGCTAAGCTCAATAAAAAAATATTTATACACACGACTACACAATCTTGTGTTCTGTGTGTATAATTACACACATCAACAGCGAATAAGGAGCGCGATGGGATCGAAAGAGTTGATCAAGAAACTGGAAGCAGACGGATGGAAGCTGGTGAGGGTAGTTGGAAGTCACCACCACTTCAAAAAGGCAGGGGTAGCAGAATTGATCTCAGTGCAGCACCCCACGAAAGACCTGCCGATCGGAACGCTAAACAAGCTCTTGAAAATAGCCGGTTTTAAATGATAGACCCGCCCCGGAGTGATCCGGGGATTTCGATATGCCGAAGCGCCCCTACTCGAAGCACTAGAAAGCCTGAAGCACGAAGTAATAGGACAAGGAGAAACAAAATGCATCTGCCAATCGCAATCCACAAGGATCCGGAAACTATTTATGGCGTCACTGTGCCGGACGTACCTGGCTGCTTTGCAGCTGGCGAAACGATCGAGCAAGCAATGACGAGCGCGCGCGAAGCGATCTACGCGCACATTGAGACCAGGCTGGAGCTCGGCGAGAACGTCGATGTGAAGGCATCCAGTATTGAAGAGTTGGCCGACGACGAAGACTATGCCGGTGCCATCTGGGCGCTGGTCGACGTCGATCTGTCAAAGCTCGACCCAACTCCTGAGCGCGTCAATATTTCGTTGCCGCGTTTCGTGCTGGGCAAGATCGATGCGCACGCGACCGCACGCAACGAAAAGCGCAGCGGCTTTCTTGCGCGCGCCGCGCTTTCGGTAATCGCTGCTGAGTCCTCCGGGCACGCCAGTTAAACGCCCTTTACCTTCTCGACGGTCCGCAGGCTTCCGAGCCCCAGCATCGCCAGCAGGATAGTGCTCATTTCGGTGAAGTCGAATACTGGCAGCGTGATCGGATGGCCGGCCATGGCCATCCCCACAACTGCGGCCGGGCCCAGGATGAACTTGAAGGCGAAGGCGGCGCCGCACACCCAACCGATGGCCGGGCGCCAGCCGGCCACGAACAGCGACTGGCTTGCCGCCTCGACCTTGTTGACCTCGATCTGTGCGGTGGCCAGCTTCAGGTCGGCGCCCAGCTGCGCCAGCTCGCCGGCCTGGGCCATGCGCATCACCTCGAGCTTGGCATCGGCTGCGGCCTTCGGGTCGGGGAACACTCGATCGAACAGGTTGCCGAGGATCGGGATCAGCGTCGTGACGAGTGGTGCCATCAGAATTCTCCTTTGCGCATGGTGGCCGCCAGGCGGATTGCCCGCGCGCCTACTTGTTTCGCCCATTTCGAATCGAGCATCTCCGCGGCTGCGGCGTCGTAGCGGCCGGCCTTCATCAGCGTCAGGGTGTTGACGAAGCCGAGCAGCCGGTCGATACCCAGGTTGAAGCACATGTTCGCCAGGACGTTCTGACGCGCATCGCTCATCTGACGCCACCAGGGCAGGCGCCGATCGAGGTCGCCCTCCGCGCCCTTGATGTCGTTCTTGAGCATCAGGTCGATTTCGTCTTCCGAGAAGGGGCGGTCGGTCAGGTTGCGGCCGACGCCGCCGGTCACCTTACCGACCGTGTCGACGTAGATGCGCGGGCGCCGGCCCTCGTCGAGGGTCAGGTCAACTGCAAGGCGTTGCGCGTTCATTTCGTCACCGTGACTTTGAATGCCTGCCACACGGCCAGGACAAGCCAGCCGAGACCGGCCAGCGTCCCAGCCTTGGCCACGTTCACCAACGCTTCCCGCACCATCTTGTTGCGGAGCTCGCGCCACTCGATGACCGACTCGTGATAGCGGCGGTGGCCTTCCACGTCATCGGCCGGAAAGCCCGACAGCAGGCGCTTGTTGGTCGCCTCCAGATGGGTGACCTTGCCGTTCAGGACTTCTACGGTCGCCATAAGATCGAGCTGGTTGTCGCGCACTTCGCTGAGCAGCTGCACGAGGGGCTGGCCGCCCATGCGCAGTGCGTCTTGTTGCCATTGGTTCATTGGAGCCTTTTCATTGGGCGTAAAAAAACCGCTCGAGGCGGCCTGGTTTGCTGGTTGCTGCTGTGCGGCTCACGCGCGCATCAGTGCTGTCTTGGGGTAGTCGGGCATGTGCAGGTCGACCGGGCGAACCCGCTTCATCACTGTCGGGTCGAACAGCCGCGTGCCGCCGGCCAGGACGATGGCGAAAGTCAGGTCAGAGCACCACCAGCGGCTGTCGTCGGCCCAGTCTTCTGAATAGGTCAGCGGGATGCCGACGGCGCCGGCGAAGTCGTAGCCCTTCCCCATCTGGGCCTCGGCGAAGGCGCGCGCGGCGTCGATGTCGGGCACGACCACCGGCATATCGCGGTAGACCACGATGCCGTCCATCAGCTGGTCGACCGTGCCCGCGCGGCAGCCGTGCACCATCGACGCCTCGTAGGCACGCGGCCCGATGATCGTGATCGAGTGCGAGAACTGGCGCGAGCCGGCGCAGACGCCGACCGCCAGGCTGAGCGGGTTGTACGGCCAGCGGCTGGTCAGCCGGACCGTGACGATTCCTGATCGCTTCATCAAACCTCCTTGAAAGTGATGCTGGTGGTGTAGCCGGCCGCGTACTTCATGGCGATCGCGCTGCTCTTGCTGCGGGTTGCGTAGGCCATGTAATCGCGCTCTCGTGCCAGGTCCGGATCCTCTGGATACACGCTCACCAGCACCGGGTACACCGAGCTGTTGCGCGCCATGTTCATCAGGGTGGCGCGGTCGCCAGCCCCGAAGTACGACATGTCGACCGGGATCTCCTTCGAGATGAATCCGGCCTCGCCGCAGGTGTCGCCGCCGCCGGTCCCGATGTTTTCGGAACTGTCGAGCGGGACCACTGGAGCGGCGCCGGTGTTGTAGACCGGAGACCAGTACGCGCCGACGACCATGCACGCTGCCTCGATATAGCCCTGCAGGTTGTTCGTGTCGACCAGGTCGACCACGATCTTGAATGCGCTCACCGGAGCGAACCACAGGCGGGCGTAGGCGCCGCCGCCATACGCGTACGCACTGGCCGCCTGCGCAGCCGTGAAGCCGCGCGGGCGCAGCGCCGGCGCCGGGCAAGCCAGCTTGGTGCCGCTGTCATAGAGCAGCGTCGTGCCGTCGCTCGCGTACAGCCTTACGCGGATGGTCGCCGTGGGCGACAGGTTGCAAAACGGGAGCGCAACGCAGCTGATGGTTTCAGCCGCGGCCCAGGTCGCCGTGTAGGTAACGCTGTTGGCGGTGGCCCGGTGGAAGCTGGACTTCTTCCAGTTCACCAGGTTGGATGCGGCCAGGGCGCCGGCAGTGGTCGACGCCGTAAGCGTGGCAGCGCGCTCGAGCGCGTTGTCGGATACGATTCTAAGGTTTGGCATGCTATTCCGTCAGGATGAGGTCGGGGGTCCACCGAATCGTGGCCAGGTCGTCCGGCGCCTGGGCGGCGAGGACGCGCGCCTTGAGCTGCTGCGACCACATGAAGTTGTCAATGCCAGCGTCATACATGGCGATGAAGAAGGCGTCCCACTGCTCCTTCGTGCTGATGATCACGTACGAGTTGTCGATCGCCAGCCAGCCGCCCGGCCAGTTGGCCGGCTTGCCCTTGTTCCAGCGCGCGTCGGCGATCAGCAGGTCTAGGATGTCTTTCTCAGCCGAGCGGACGGCCTTGCCCTGATACACGAAGTGATCAGCGTCCGCAGCCAGTCGATCCTGGGTAATCTCCGCACGCTTGCGCACCTTGAGTGCGGGCAGCTCAGCAGTTTCGATCCACTGCGGGCGGTCATCGAGCCACCGCGCTTCGTGTGTCGATGTGGGCGGAGTCAGCGAAAACAGTTCGGTGCAGCGGCGAAAAATGAAGCCCCTGTGAGGCATGGGGGTGAGCGCCGGCACGCCGTCGGTGTCTTCGACGTGACAGGCGAATTGAATGCGGCTGGCGCTATCGTGGGCGATAAAATAGGTCATGTGAAGGTCGCAAAAACGGTTTTGGAGACGGAGGCAGTAGCGCCACCATCGGAAATGACGCATGTGATCAGGCATTCAACTTCGTCGCCGACAGCGGCTCCGTTTGCCGCCACGTTGACGGTGGTTGCCGCGTTCGTTGTCGAACCCAAGCTGAATGTCGCCTGGAAGGCACTGCTGGTGATGCTCCACGAATACGTCGGGTTGACCGGGTTGTTGATGCTCGCGGTGTGCGTGCCGCAATAGCTGCCAGTCGTCGTGCGCGACGGATAGAAGGAGTCTCCCGGGTTGCTGCTGATTGAAGCGGTGCGGCCCGCCACCTGCAAGTCCGGGTTGATCATCTTCAGGATGCCGTTTTGTGGGTCGCAGATGAATTTCCGGCCGGCCGAATCGCCCATGCTCATACGCGCGCCGTGCCCGTTACCCCGGCCCTCGATCCAGAAGCCGTTACCTTGGTCGAATCCGGTTTGGCCGCTGCTGATGTCGCCGCCCTCGGCGATCGCGAGGTGCTTGGTGGAGATCGAACCGGGTTCGATGGTCGTGGCGCCCGCCATCTCATCGACGCGCAATCCAGTCGCCGCCATCGCCGACGATGTTCCGCTGCCGCCAGCATTGATCTGGCCAATCACGCTACAGAACTTGGCGTTCGCCGGAATCGGGCGCCCCGCAACCTTGGCGCCGAACCCGCCATTGCGGTAGGCGCGCCATACGCCATCGCCACCTGGCGTAAAGTTCTGCGTAAAATGGCTGCCGAGGTTGTCGCTCCACGACGACGTGATGGCATTGCCGGCTCCGTCATAGAAAGCGACGATGGTGCGAAACGCTCGGTTATTGCCGGACGCCGCCCACACACTGACGGCGGTGTTGTACGACTTGCTCGCGTCAATCGGGAATCGCTCGCTGACGCTGGATGCGTAATCGGCCGTTCCCTGCACGTAGGTGTTGGCCGGTGCGGCGCCGCCCGGCCCGGTGGCGCCGCTCATGCCGTTCAGCGTCCACGATGCCGGATCGGTGAAATACGGGTCACGGTTCAGCGTGCCGGCCGCCCCGGTGACGACCATATTGGACGCCTTGACGATCTGGCCTGTCAGCGCGCCGCCAAACGTGCCGCTTAAAGCGGTCATCGCTCCCGTATTGGTCACGCGGAACGGCGCCGAGCCGAACGCTGCCGCGCCGATCCACAGATTGCCGAGGGCATCAAAGTGAAGGCTTGTCGCGCCAGTGCCGATGTCGATACTGCCGGCCGTGATCGCGCCGAGGTTCGCGGTGATCGCGGACAGCGTGCCGACTTTCAGCGATGACCAGTAAGGGATCGACCAAGTAACGTTTCCAGTGGCCGGATCATAGATGCCGTCCGACTGGTAGAGGAATTGGCCGCTGGCCAGCACCGGCACTGCCTTCGTCCACGCGCCGACAATGCCGCCGCCGTTCGACGCCGGCACGCTCGATTTGCCGGAGGTTACGCTCGGCGCCGTGGTCGTGGATGCCGTCGACGATGCGCAGTAGGCGGTGACATAGGACGCACCCTCCGCGCCATTTCCGCCGTTGCTGCCGTTCGATCCGTTGGCGCCGGCATAGCCGACCGCCAGAATGGTCGCGGCAGTCCAGTTAAATGAAGTCGACGTAGCCGCGGCCGAGTCCGTCACGCCGACGCGCGCCATCCACAGCGTCATGCCCGGGCTCGGTGCCGCGCCAGGCGTCAGAGTCCAGCTTGCCGGCGCCGCGCCAAATGCCGAGGTCGACCACACGAACGAGGGAGAACCGGCCGGGCCTGCCGGGATCGTGGCCGCCCACTGGTAGACCTTGGCCTCCCCGGACTGCACGCCGGTGACACCGTTGGTGCCATTGCTCCCGTTCGATCCGTTCGCCCCGTTTTGCGCCCAGGCCGCGACGATGGAATTCGTGTAGCCGACCGTTGTAGTCGTGGCAGCAGCCACGTCGCTCACCGCAATCGATGCGACGAACAGCTGGATCAGCGGGGTGCCGGGGTTGGCCGGTGGTGCGATGGCCCAGCCGTCGTTACCCGAGTAGGCGGTGTTCGCCGCGGCCGCCCAAGTAAAGGTCGTAGTCCCCGCCGGTTTAGACGGGGTCGCGGTCGACCATTTGTAGAGGAAGGCGACGGCATTTTTCGGCGGGCTGATGCCATCCGTGCCGTTGCTGCCGTTGGAACCATTCGAACCGGCCGCGCCATCGCGCAACACCGGAACCGCGATGCTGCGCGTGACGGTTTCGCCGCCACTGACCACCGTCGCGGTGACCACTGCGGAAGACCCGGTATAGGTGATATCCACGCCGCTGCCGGATGCATTCGACAGCGTGCCGCCCTGGGCGGAAAAGTTCACGGAGCCAATGAGGCCAATCAGATTCGCCCTGACCGACACGACAGCTATATCCGCGACGCCGGCGCTGTTCAGGTGAAACCCCGGCGCGCTCAGCGCCAAGTTGATGTAAGCGCCCTTCCCGTTCAAGATGCGCACGCTGGCGCCCTGCAACAGCGCGTCGCAGTCGTTCAGTACTCCGCTCATACGAGGAACCCTACTTTGACGCGCCCGGTGTTCCAGTCAGGCGCGAGTGAAATAACGATGCCCGGTACGCCGGCGGACATGCCGAAGCGCGGGTTGTAGACCGTGATGGCTTGGCCCAGCTCGAGCTGCAGCAGCTCGGGCACGCCGTCGAACTCGTACGTGGTGCGCGGCACCTTCCAGAAGTCGAGCCGGCGCTGCGCCTCGGCTTCGGCGTCCGCCCGGGTGAGCAGCAGCGTGTCCTGCTGTACCGGCTCGGCGTTCAACTTGAACTTCGCCAGCGTGGCCGCATCCGTCTTGGTGGTGCTGCGCCACTCGCTGGAAAACAGATCCTTGTGGCGATCCGGGAGCCCTGCCAGGGTCCCGGCCTCTTGCACGGTCCAGTTCTTGCAGAAACCGAGCTTGACGGCGCCGACGGCGTCCGTGCGGCCAGTCGGCTGCAGGCTGCTCTCGCCAGAATCATCCAGGCAGACGTGTTCCGGTCCGACGGTAAAGGGCGTGCCCGTGCCTGGCAGCGCGAGCTTGACGATACGAAGCAGGCCCAGGCGCGACATCACAAGCTGGGCGCCGAGACTGCCGGTCAGTGATTGGCAGCCGGGCAGCACGTTCAAGCGGTCGCCCGCCGGCAGACCTACACCCTGCTGGTTGGCAGCGTCGAATGCCGCCAGACCGACCAGGTCGAGATCCGCATCCGTGAAGCGGCCGGCGGCCTTGCCGTAGCCTGTGGCGATCCGCTTCACCAGCTGCACCACGGTTTCGCCGTAGGCCGTTGGCTTGTCGCCCCGCACTGACGCCGTAACGGCACCGGCCGGCGCCGCCGCGAGCGTGAAGGTGCCTGCCGCCAGGTTGGCGGTGAACGCCACCGGCGCGCCGTTGTCGCGAACCTCAATGATGCTGTCGATCGGCCCGGCGTGTACCTGGTACGTCAGGGTGCCGGAGTTGATCAGCAGCGGCGTGACATTGAACACTTGCCCCAGCGCGATCGGCAGGAGCGCGTCCTGGTTCTCGCCGGTACCGCCCAGCTTTGCCTCGCTGATCGCCGTGTTCAAGAGCTGCAGCTTGTCGCGCAGCTTCAGGGCGAGCTTGCGCCGGCCTCGCGGGGCGATGTCGGCCACCACGCCGTTGAAGATCATCCGGAAGTCCGCGCGCGCCCAGCGCACGTCGCCGATGTACGCCTTGATGGACCGATTGGCCCAGACGTAGCCGGCGCCGGCCCAGGTGTCGCGCTCGCCCCCGATGTTGTCAATCTCCAGGTCGCCCGCCGAGAGCGACCCATCACCTTCGAGCAGAAGCCGTTCCGTGAACAAGGTGCCGACGGCAGCGATCGGGAGATAGGCCGTGTTGGCCGGCGCCTCGGCGGGCCCGGTGGTGAATGGTTTCGTCGCCAAGTAGACGACGGACTCCACGCCACCGATCTGCACTGCGGCCTCGATCAGGACGCAACGACGCGCGTCCTGGCTTTTCAGCCAGTCCGTAAATTGAGCATCAATCATGCAGGAGCTACCCTATATTCAAGAGATTTCGCCGGACGCACGCTGTCGGCGATCTTGTCCGACGATTCGTCAGCTGCACCGTACTGCGCCTGAATCACCTCGCCGGTTTGTTGGCGCGCGTCAGCACGAAGGCCAGACACCTCGGTCCGGAGCGCCTTCACTTCGGCCACAAGGGCTTCGGTGTTCGACGTTCCATAGGAGCTGTACGGGATCGGCGTGTTCACCGGCGGCGCCACGGCGGTTAGCGGCATGGCGTTCTTGCCCATGGCCTCGTGGTACTGCAAGAGCGCGTCGCGCACGGACAGCACCGACTTGTTGACGTCGATGATCCCGCTGACGGATGCCTTGAGCGAATCAAGCTGCGCCTGGCCGACGTCTACCTGCTCGCCTGCCCAGCGCGCCACCTCTTCCGTCATCGCTTGCGCGTAGCTGAAGTCCTGCTGGTAGCCGGCGCCGCTGGCGTTGACCGCGCGGGACGCTTCCAGGAACGCGGTGTACACGTCCTGGTACCGGTCCTGCGCACCCTGGTCGCCAGAACGGGCAGCGGCCACGGTCGCTTCATACTGCGAACGGGCCTCAGCCAGCTTCTGCTGTGGCGAAAGCGGCGACAGGCTTCCCAGCAATGCGTTCTTGCTCAGGTCCCTCAAGCTCTTAGCGAACGATCCCGCCCGGCCAGTGGCCTCCTGCAGTGCGCTCGACTCAGCGTTGTAGGCCTCGGTCAGCGCCGATCGCTGCGCCGCCAGGTCCTTCGTTACCGCCTCGACCTCCGGATGCAGCTGCGCAAACGCCCCGGCCACGCCCAGCAGCACCGATACCGACTCGGCGCCCTGGGTGCCCAGCTTCATCTGCGCTTCGACCAGGGCGCGGAAGCCTTCCCGCGTTGCCGGCATAGCCAGATTTACCGCTGCCAGCTGCTTCGCGATCTGCCCGTTCACGGTCGAGTTCTTCTCAGCCTCGGTGTAGAAGGCGTCGTAGTACACGCTTGCGCTCGCGAACAGCTTGTCGATGCCGCCGGAGGCCGCCATCAGCGCGCTGACCGCCGTTTCGCTCAGGCTGGAGAAGCCGGTCAGCTGCGACCGCATCGCGCCAAGCGCCGCCTGCGTCTTGTTGATCTGGTCGACCACCTTGGCCAGATCGTCCAGCGACGCATCCGAGGCCACGCCGTTGAGCATGGTCCTGGCCCACTCTGGAAGCCCGATTGTGTCAAGCGCGATGCGGACCGACGAGGTCAGAGCGGCCAGGTACTGCTCCTGGCCCTTGTCGCCGTCGGCGAACGTCTTCTGCGACCACTTCCCGTTGCCGCGCGTGTCCTGCCAGTTCACGAGGCTCTGGCCCATCTTGCTGATCACCAGCGAACCCCAGGCGCCATCCTTGCTGGTGTCGTCGGCGAAGGCAGTGGCCGCCTGGTAGCCGGCCGTCTTGCCGAACGCGAGCGCCGTGGAATCGAGGATCGACACGACACCGGAGGCCAGCTCGCCGACCATCTGCTGCGTCGCCGAGTTGGACTGGATCCGCTCCATGTTGAGCGAACCTGCCGAAATGGCCGTAACGCCTGCCGAAGTGGCCGACGCGGCGCCGCCAGCGTGATAGGTGCCGGAGGTGTCGAGCTTCTTCCAGATCATCACCGCAGCGCCGATGCCGAGCGCGATCGGGCCCAGGGCGCCGGCAATGGCGCCAAGACCGTTGGCAATGCCGCCGCCGAAAAGCGCGCCGCTGTTCAGGAGCCCCATGACGCTACCTTCCGCGCCCCAGGCAGACAGGCCGGAGGCGATGCCGGTACCGAAGGCGCTGGACGCTGCGCCGATGCCACCGAGCAGACCGCCAGCGTTTCCCAGGGCACTCGCCCCAGACGCTGCACTCCCTGCAGCCTGCGCCGCCCCCGTCAGGCCCATGCCACCGGTGATTGCGCCAGCGACTGGATTGACGATCGCCGAGACGATCGGGCGCAGCACCAGCGTGTTGAACATGTTCTTGATCGTGTCGACCAAGTTTTGCCCGAAGCCTTTGCCCGACTCGAATCCGCGCAGGAGTGCATCAGTCAGTGACTTTTCGATGTCGTCAGCTGCCTTCTTCCAGTCCTCCGCAGTTTTCTTCGCGCCGTCGGCGGCGACCTGACGTACTGCGCCTTCGCGCTTCGCCGAGGCAAGCTCGCGGTACGCGGCCGCCTCTTTGCGCAGGCCCTCCGCCTTGTCGCCCGTCAGGTCCAATCCTTCAGCGATAATTGCATTTTCCTCGAGCCGATTCGCCATGCTTTCCAGGCGTTGGCCCTCCAGCTCGGCAATTTGCTTGGTGCTCAACCCGATCTGTTCGTTGTGGTCTTTCGTCGCCTGCACTTGCTTCGTGATTGCTTCGAGTTCCTTCTCCATCACGTCGGCGGCGGAAGCAGTAGCCTTGGCGTAATCGGCCATTTCCTTGGCGATTTCGTCCGTCATTTTCTTGAGGCCGGTCTGCTTAGAAAGCAGGTTGGCTTGCGCTTCCGCCAACTGATCGACGCTGAGTTTGCCCTTGCGGTAAAGCCCGGTCAGGATTTCCCAGTCCGCTGCGAAGGTAGCGTTGAGCCCCGATAGTTCGGAAAGCAGCTCCGCTTCCTTTTTCAGAGCGTCGGCTCGTTTTTTCGCAGCATCAGCGTCCGCCTTACTACCCCCCGACCGCTTGTACTCTTCAGCAGCAAGCTTCGAAACTAGGCTTATATATTCCTTTTCGGTAATAATTTCCTGTTCGCGGGCGGCCTGCAATTTTTTGAGGTCGTCCTGATATTGACGATGGACGCCGCTGATCCGGTCACTGATGGCAGCGAACTCCTTGCTGACCTTGATTTTCTTTTCGTCCTGCGCCACCCGATCGGCCTCGGCCTTGGCAGCGGCCTTGTCGGCTTCCAGCAGGCCGCGCTTTGCGGCGATTTCTGCTTCGATACTGGCGAGACGACCCTTCTCCGACCACTCCCCCCACGTGTCCCTGCCCGCCTGAAAGTCAGCAATATTTTTCTGCATGCGGGCCTGCTTGGCCAGCAAGCCGTTCAGTTCATCTTGGATCGTATCGCTGCGGCCCACACCGAGCATCTTGTCCCACGCCTTGGATGCAAACTCCCCAAGTTCCTTCCAGCGGCTTTCGATGTAACCCAGGTTCGCGACGATTTTCTTCGACCGCACGTCCATGGCTGCGGCATAGGCGTCCTGCGCGAGCGCGCCGGCCTCTTCTGTCTTTCCCTGCTCCTCGAGCGCGCGGATCTGCTCATAAACCGCGGCGGTCAGGTAGTGATATTTGGCATTCAGTTTTTCAGCTGCCTCGACGGGCTTCTCGCCGAGCTCAGCGAACTCTTGGGCCGTGTCGGCAACACTGGTCCCGAGAGTCTTTTGCAGCCCGATGGCGACGGAGGCGAACTGCTGCAGCCGTTCTGCCGGGATGTTACCGGCATCGACCATCGCCACAAGCGCCTCGACCGCACCTTTCTGCGTGCCGCTTGCCTTGCCGATCGCTTGTGCCATGTCCGCGACCTGGCCCGTAGACAGGCCAATGGCGTTGCCGCTCATGATCAGCGAATTTCGGTAACGGTCCGCCTCCTGCGAGCCTTCGTAATAGGCGGCGGAGAGCACCGCCACTGCGGCCGCGGTGATCGTGAACGGATTCGCCAGGGCGAGGATTTGCCCGCCCATCGCGCGAGCGGCCGGCCCGATACCGCCGAAGCTGTCGCGCAGCTGGCCGCCCTGCTGGATCAACACGGTCAGCGGTTCCATGCCGCCCTGCAGCGACGTCACGATGTCGGTCAGCTGCGCCGGCACCTGGCGAAGCGCATTTGCAGTCTGTCCAGCGGACTGGCCCGCGCCCTGCTGGGCCTCCTGGACGGCGCGCAGCTGCTGCAGGTAGGGCTGCAAGACGCCTGGGTCGATGCCGCGCTGTTGGGCCAGCACTTCGAAATAGCGCGCGCCGGTCCGGGATCCAGCCTCCATTTCCGCAGTCGTGCGCTGGATCGACTGGATGAGGTTCTGCTGCGAGCGGGCCGAACCGCTGCCGATATTCGAGATGGCGCGCTCGGCGCGCTGGGCTGCGTCGACGGCTGGGCGCAATCCCGCTTCGACGCCGGAAGCGTCGGCGACGACGCGGATCTCTGCGGTATTGACGATGTCAGTCATTCGTAACGCCCATGAAAAAGACCACCCAGGGGTGGCCGTTGGTATTTAAGCCTTGTTGCGCATCACCGACAGCGCCTCCTCTTCCATCAGGCGAATGTCGGCGTCGAGCTGGTCATACTCGTCCGGATCGAGATTCATTCGATCGAGCCGATGAAACAGGACGTTGTGATCGAGGCCGGTCGGGCCGGCCATGCCGATCCGCCACTGCCGGCTGAGCGCGTGGAAAAGGAAATATGCTGGTTCGTTCTCGGGCCACACTTCCACGACCTCGCCAGCGAAGTCCGCCGGCGTCAGGCCTGCCGCAGCCATCTCCGCCTCTGTCGGCGGAGACTCGTACATCGCTGCGGCTATGGCCGTCAGTTTCCCAGGCGGCCTTCGAGCAATGCTTCGCGGTAGGCCGCGTTGATCGCGTTCACGGCGGCCGGCACGGTGTCGACCAGCTCGTCAACAGCTTCGCGGCTGAACGGAATATCGAGATTCCAGCCTTTGACGATCTGCATGAGATAGTCGGCGTTGAACTCGGCCTGGTGCGCGACCAAGTCGGATTGCTTGAACTCGGCAAGGGCCTCGCCCTGGTCGGCCAGTTCCTTCATCCGCGCGACCTCAGCATCGGCCTTGGCCTTGATGGCCGCCTGGTTCGCGTCGATGAGCTCCGCGAATTCCTTGCGGCTGCGATATACATATTTGACCTCGACCGTGCCGGTCGAGCCGTCGAGCATCGGGAAGCTGACCGGCCGGGTGAAGTGATCCGGACGCTTGCCGAGCACGAGTTTCGCTACTTTTGCCATGATATTTTTCTTTCAGATGGGTAAAAAGACCCGGGCGGAGCTACCGCCGCGGGCTGAAAAGCCGGCGCACGCGCGCCGGCTGGCAATCGATTAGTAGCGGACGACCTTGTTCAGCAGCGAGAACGTCGCCTTGACGGCCATGACGTTGCCCTTGGACAGGCTCGGCGACTCGTTGAACGAGCAGTAGCCGGCGTACAGCAGCACGCCGCCGCCAGGAATCAGGCCGCGCAGGCAGGTCAGCTTCACGCCATCCGAGACGGCCTTGAGCGCTGCGTGGTGCGGCAGCGACCTGTCGTCGGCGATCGTCAGCGTCACGCTGGTCGCGCTGAAGCCGTCCGGCAGATTGACGGGCATGTCGCTGTCGAGCATCGGCACTTCCACGAACTTGCCGTCGCCGCCGGACACGTCAGCACTGGGCACATTTACGATCGGGACCCAGGTGGTGACCTTGCGCACCGAGCCGACGCCGGCGCCAACCGGGAACAGGGAGGTGTCCGTCGTGTCCAGGCCTTCGAGCGAAAAGGCCGTGCCGGTCGGCGCTTTCACGCGGAACACACGACCGTTGGCCTTGCTCCAGCCGCCGGTGTACTCGACGAAATCGCCGGCGGCGAAGGTGTTGGTTGCAGTGCACACCGCCTCCGCCGCGTTCGATGCGGCGGTGATGGAGATGGCCGTGGCGAAAACGGATGCCAGAGCGAAAGCGAGGTTGTTTGGGAGTTGCATGAGGGCCTTTCAGGTATAAAAAAGCCCGTTACCGGGCAAGAAAAAGCCGCCCGGATTGCTCGGAGCGGCTCGAAATGAATTTGGGTGTCGCTAGCAGAACAGGTTGAAGTCCTGCATCGTTCCGCGGTAGTCGGTCTGTTCGTCGTACGTGGCGACGCGGCCGGTTAGAATTTCAGGCTGCAGGTGCGCAGCTGCGCGCACGGCCGCCTCGACCTGGGCGCCCAGCTGCGACGCTTCCAACCTGGTGGCAGCCCACACATTCACCTGCATACGCGTGTTCGCTTTGTCCGGCGCCTCGCCGGTGAGGAAGTTGATCGGATCGCCGCCCACTGCCTGGTAGGTGATATACGGCACTGGAGTGCCCTGAGGCGCGACGTCGGGAAACACACCGCCCGGCAGCAGGGCCGCGAGCAGGCCATCGATGTGACTTTCAGGGGTCATGCGCGCTCCCGGTTCCGCTGAATTTGTTCGGCCAGCGTCTTCGTCATCGCGTCGACCGCTGTTTGCCGTTTGCTATGGTAGGCAGGCCGCATGTAAGGATATGCCGGTGCTCGCGCCGTTCCGTATTCGAGCTCGGCGGCCAGCCGGTGCGCTTTCCAGCCTATCTTTTTGCCGGTCTTCTTGCTGATCCTGGTATTGCGAGGCACGAACTTATGGCCGCGCTCAACAAAACGCCAGTAGAACGCGCCCACTCCCCCACTTTTACCAGCTCGGACTGTAACCAGGTACACCTGGCGCAGCGCCCCGCTCGACTCTTCCTCGATGCGCTTGACGATGATGTTGTTGTAGAGGTTCCAGGTCTTTGCGTGACTGGCAGCATTGCGCCTCGCCTCGGCCTGGAATATCGCCGCGCCGGCAAATCCTGTTTCGCGAAGAGCTTCCTCGGAAACACCTTCTTGCACCTGCTGCACGGTCTCGCGGACTGCTGCCTCCAGGCCTGACGTGAAGTCGATCACTTGATCGCCTCGCACACTAGATCCATAAAGCGGCGATCGGCATTACGCAGTGGTGGCGACGAGATCCCATAGGTGACGCCGTTGTGCACCAGGCGCATGGTCGAATCGACTTCGGGCCGGTACCACATACGTACCGAGGCGCGCAGCACCGAAACTGCGCTGTTGGCGCGCAATGTTTCCAGGCCGCCCAAGTGGCGGACATCGGCCCAGAACACGCCCAGGTCGATCCAGGCGGGATTCTGGTTGTTGAGGGTGCCGCTAACCGCCGGCGGCTTCTTGATCGTGATTCGGTCGTTAAACATCAATAAACCCTCTCACCGTCCAGCAAATGCGGCGCGCTCTCAGCCAATGACGCAGACAGCTGGCCGAACTGCTCTGCGACGCGGCGCAGAATAAATCCCTTGATCGCATCAGGCACGTTGGCATGGGTCGGACCATATCCGGCGATATACCGCACCTCGACAGCGTTGACACGTTTCGCGGTCGCTGGCCAGGCCTTGCCCGGCGCGGGCACCAGGCGGCCGGGCTCGCTCTCGGTGTCAACGGTGTAGTCCTGAGGGTCGAGCGTCTGCTGCTGGCCGGCCTGGTCGATGAACTTGACGTGCACCACCGAGAGCAGGTTCGGGCGCGGCAGCTCGATGATCGGCGGGAAGCAATGCATCTTGACCTGGAGCGTCTGCGAAATAATCGCGCGCTGGGTCTCGAATTCCGCTTCGTCCGTGTAGGTGCGCACTGCCTGCTCGACATCGCTCTCTAGCCCAGCACCATCAGCACGCGCCGCGGTGATCGCCGCAATCATCGTTACCGGCAGCTCGGCCGGCGGAGTGATCATTTTCGCCTTCATCGCTGCACACCTTGAGGGCGCAGCGCGGCCGCATGCCCGTCACCATCTGGCGCGCGGGCATACTGCGGGGCAGGTTCCGGCTGCTTGGCGGTGTCGACCGTCTTCGGGTCGCAAGGCTCGGTTGGGAGCTTGGTAGCGTCGAACATCAGTTGCTCACTCGGTTGAAGTAGATGGTTTTATCGAACTGCTCGCCGTTCGCGCACGTGACGCGGAAGGTGCAGTAGCTTTCGGTGTTGACGGCGCCCATGCTGCCGAGCTTCACCGGAAGCAGTCCGCCCAGGTTGCCCTGCGGCGCGCCCTTTTCGAGCAGCTCGACACCCTGCAAGATGACTTCGAACGACACTGTGCTGGTGGCGCCGTCGACGAGCTGCGCCGTCACATTGGCGACGTAATACAGCTTGTCGTCGGGATCCTTGTCGATGGTCCACTTGTCGCCTACCTGGTAGGGAGTAGCGTTTGCCAATTAGAACCTCACTGTTCTGGTGCCGCCGGCGAACACCACCGTGCGAATGCCACCTTTGAATACGACTGTGCGAATACAGCCGTTGAAAGTTACCGTTCGCGCAAGCGGTACCTTGCTTGCGTCAATAACGACGGATGGGACAGACGTCGAAAGCGCTCCGGTAGCTGACACGCGGACCAGCGCCGTTCCAGCCAGCACAGCGCCAAAACTGGCCAGCGAAGCCGAGGCAGACACGCGCAGCGCCGCCGAACCCGCAAACGAAATCGATGTCGTCAACGAACCGGAGCCAGACACCTGCACCACAGCGGTGCCGGTAAGCGCCGCACCAGACCCGGCCAAGGTGCCCGAGGCGGTCACGCTGCTGAACGCGGTGCCAGCCAGTGGGATGGAGGTCGACAAACTGCCGGACGCGGCCACCTGGAACACGGCGGTACCGGTTAGCGCGGCCGCGCTTCCTGACAACGACCCGCTGGCCGTGAAAATGCTCGACGCGGATCCAGCCAGGCGAATAGCGGTCGACAACGCACCGGAAGCCGACACCTGGAGTCCGGCGGCGCCGGCCAGGCGAATGGAAGTCGACAGCGAGCCGGACGCGGACAAAACGCTCGACGCGGTACCCGCCAGCGAAGTATCTGCCGGGGCGGCGACGCCGCCAATTTGCAACATTCGTCGCGGCGCTTTGTGTAGCCGGTGGATATTGGCCGCGTCAATCCTCGCCTCGTTGGCGGACAGCCCTCGGCTCCAGACACCGAAATCGCTCAGGATGAACGTACCTGCCGGCGAGTTATAGCCGCGACCCAGGAAGAACGCGCCCGCGTTGTCCGTCCAGGTACCGGTAAAACTACCGATCGAAACCCCGTTCACGTAGATGGTGTGGGTGACACCATCAAAGGCGTGCAGGATGATGCACTCGGCGCCCGGCTGGACCGTCACTGGCCCGCGATAGCCGGTCAGGAAATAGAAGTCCAGGATGCCCGAGCCGTTCGCCTGCCCGCTCATGCGAACGTAGTACCGCGGCGCACCGCTGCCGGCCGTGTCGGCCCACTGCATCACCCCGCACGACGTCATGTTCGGCGGCATTACTGGAAACACGAGGCGATAACGCATCGTGATCGCCTGCGACGAACTGCTCGTGATCGCAGACGGCTGTGTGCGCGACACATAGCTCGGCGTGGCAGACGCGGTCGCCAACATGCCGCGACCGAGAGCGCCTACACCGTAGGTCAGCGGCGCGGCGCCCTGGGTGACAGTCCAGGGCATGCCGGTCACTGCGTCGTGCGTATGACCCGCGAGTGGCAGCAGCGTCTCCAGCGCGCGCGTGATCGGATTGGAACGGTCGATCTGCAACAGGCGCTGCGGCTGCTGCCTCACCCGCCTGCGCATGGTGACGATCGCCGCCATGATTTACGGTGCCACTTTGCAGGTGCGCGGGCGGACCTTGAGCGTCCAGCCGGCGCTCAGGCTTTGGCCGGTGCCGTTGTTATGCACGTAGTATTCGGCCAGCCTCGGGACGTCGGAAGCGAACAGTCCGTTGAGTACCAAGGTTTGCAGGGTCGTCACGTTGTTCACCGAGAAGGTGCCTATGAAGACCGTCGGCCGCGTCGCTTCGGGAACATCGCTATCAGCCGTCCCGTCCACATCGAGTGGACGCGCGTACAGCGCGAGCGTGGTGTTTTCGACCGGCGCAATCGCGAATGCGCCAGACAAGACGAATTCAGCGTCGGGATAGGACGAACCCTGGCTGACTACGTCATAGGTCGCATCGTCGGCCAGGACGAGCGAGTTATTTGCGATCGCGCCGCCGTTCGATTCGAGCGTGATGAGGGAGCCCCACACCGTGATCAGTTCGCCGCTCATAAAGTTACCCGCCCTTCTGCTTTATTCAACACATCCGACACCTGCGGGAACAGGATCGGGTCCGGCCGTTCGGCCAGCGATTTAAGGGTCACCACGGTGGTGCCATACAGCGCGGGATTGCTTGCGGCGAGCAGATCGAGCATGCCACGGGTGGTCGGCGAGCCCAGGTCAATCCCGGCCTCCTGCTGCAGCCAAGCATGTGCACAGCCCAGCGTGTCCAGGTAAGCGAAGCGATCCGCCTCCGGGACACTCATGGCGGTCAGGATTGCGGTCAACCAGGCGGGAGCCTCGGCCAAACCTTCCAGGTCGCGCAGCAGCTGCAGGAACCGCACGGCGGCGACGATAGGAACAGCGGCGCGCACGCCACGCGCGGTGATCGTGCGCGGGATCAAGACCGCGCGACCGGTCGACAGAATCGACGCGATGGCCACATCGTTGCGGACAGAGAGATGCGGTTCGATCGCGGATACTTCGCCTGCGGTCAGCGCGCGCCCCACCAGGCCGGCAAGGGCCGATTGCTGGGCAGGCGTCATAATCAGTTGTCCACCTGGATGGCCAAGGCGCCGGCGGCGAACGACGGCGCAGGGTCGCCGTTGTTGATCGTTTTCGGTGCGCTGAGCGCGGCGTAGTGGATCTCGGTGCCGCCGGTCAGCGAGTCGTGCACACCGAAACCGACAACCTGGCCCCAAGCGGCGCCAGGCGTGCCGAAGGTGATCGTGTTGTTGTTCGAGGTGGTGCCGCTGGTGCCGATCGAGGCGGTGGTGGTGCCGGCGCCGTGCGTGCCGGCCCAGTTCGCGAGCGAGCTGGTGACGGGGACGCGCGCGTAGCCCGCGCCCGATACCTCGGCGCCCTGGGCCGCGTCCGAGTCGGCCGCGAGTTTCAGGCTGATGTACAGCGTGGTCGGGCCGGAACCCGCGCCAGCGGAAGCGCCATTGAGGCCCAGGGCTTGGCCGCGGAAGAACCAGTCCACGTATTTATTCTCGAAGATGTCGCTCGCTGCGCTCATGTAGTCCTCAATTATTCGTTTCGCTGCGGGCGGCAGGCGCCAGCAGCTCGATTGTTTTCATGCGGCCGCGGCGCTCAAGCATCACTGTCGTGACGCCGCTTTTGCGCAGCAGCTCGAGCATCGTTTCCCAGGTCTCGCGGTCGGCCATGCCCTTGGCGCCGCTCAGGTAGACGATGCGGTCGGTGAGGTGCGTCACCGTGACGATCGCGCGGTATGGCACGCGCTTTTCGTAGCCGCCTGGCTGGTCGTAGGCGCGGATCTCGGAAGTTCGCGTGCTCATCTCCAGGTGGATCATGTCGACCTCCAGGCGCCTGTGGATTACTTCAGCGATTCGGCGTACGCAACGGCAGCCGGATCGGTGTCGACCACGCCGGCCAGCGCCTTGACTTCTTTTTCGTCGATCTCGACCACGTCGTCGCACTTGCCATACGCGCCGTCAACCAACACGCGCGCCTTCAATTTTTTAGCTTCTGTTGCCATGTTGTTCTCCTGATGAGGTTGGGCGGCCAGCACCATGCCGGCCGCCGGTTTCGATTACGACGCGCTGTTCTGGTAGTACTTGATCGCGCCGCCGATATCGACCATGTTCGCGCCCGAGCGCTGGAACGCCAGGAAGCCCACTTGGCCCTTCTCGGTGTACTTCGAGTCGGTCATGCGGAACAGCGTCAGGTCCATCACGTCGCGGATCAGGTATTTGCTGAAATCGCCGAACAGGATCGACTTGGCATTCGCAGCCATCGCGGGCATGTGCTGGTTGATGACGATCTCGCGGCCGAGCAGGCGGTCAGGAGCGCCGCCCGGGTTACCGGTCTCGTAGCCAGGCACGAAGATCGGGCGCTGCTGGCTATCCTTCAGCTTGCGCAGCGCCTTGAGGGTGTCGTCGTGCATCATCCATTTGCCGGAAGGACGGTAGAACGGATCGACCGAGTGCTCCAGGTCGACCAGATCGTCGTAGGTGACGGTCACGGTCTGACCGGTGGCGCCGACCTTGCCGGCGCCCGATGCGGCCACGATGCCGCGCGGTTGGGCACTGCCGGTACCGACAGTGTGGTGACGGTTCTGGATGCGGCCCAGGCGCAGCTGCAGCAGGCTCTGAATGTAGGCCTCGATGTTGAACATCGAATCCTGAATCAGTTCGAACGGCAGCGCGATCGACTTCGACGAGTACTTGTAAACGCTGAGCGAAGCCTGACCGAATCCGGTCTCGCCAGTATTCGAACTCTGGTTTTCGCCGATGATCTCGCCCTCTTCCGACGTCGAATCGGCAGTTGGGAACAGCATCTGTGCGCCCGTCGAGGTCGAGATGCCACTGGCCACGCCGCGCACCGCGAACGCTGCCTTCATGGCCTGAATCAGCGTCTTGTTGAACTCGGTAGCGACGGTATAGCCACCTTCCGAGCTGGTGGTGGTCGACATCGCAGCGCGGATGTCCTGGTTCACGCGGGCGTTCATCGCCGAACGCTGGGCAGCATTCAGGTTTGACAGACCACCCGCCAACATGGCGCGCAGTGCGGCGCTTTCGTCAGCGTCGCGGACGCCGCCGGTGAATGCAGCCTGCAGCGCGACGTTGTGCTGGGCGGCTGGGTTCTCGCCGGCGACATCGGCGATACGCTGCTCGCGCGCGATCTCAGCGTCGATGGCTTCGACTTCAGCCAGGATGCCGTCGAGCTGGGTGGCTTCGGCGGCTGGCATACGCTGGTCGGCCGGGTACTTATTGTTCAGGTCGTGGGCTTTTTTGGCCGCGACGTTACGTTGTTCGCGCAGTTGGGCGAGCTTGCTCATGTAGTGCCTTTCGGTGGGGTGGTCCGCTCTCGCGGCCTGGTTGGGGCGAAAAAAAAGCCGCTCGAGGCGGCTGGCTTAGTGGCGCGAGAGCGTCAGCTAACTTGGTTGCGGGCCATCATGCTGATGCGTTGCATCTGGCGCGCGCGGTGTTCTTCGGTGGCGACGGGGTCGACCTGCTCCGGTTCGGAGTTCTCGATCTTCGGCGCCTTGGCATAGGCGCTCATGTTCCAGGAGGCTTCGGCCTTTTTGCCTGCGGCGATGCGGTCGACCAGGCCGGCGGCGACTGCTTCGTCGGCCGTGTACCAGGTCTCGGCATCCATGGCGGCGCGCACAGCGTCGACAGCCATGCCGCTCTTCGCCGCGTACTGGCCCGCGAGGCTGCTGTCGATCTTCCCGAGCAGGACGGCGGTGGCGGTCAGGTCGTTGGCATTGCCCATCGCCCAGGTCCAGGCGTTGTGGATCATGAAGAACCCGCCAGCCGCAATCTCGACCTCATCGGCTGCGATGGAGATCACGGTTGCCGCGCTCGCGGCATAGCCGTCGATGTGGGCGATGACCTTGGCGCCCGTGTCGCGGATCGCCTGGCAGATCGTCTGCGCCGCGAAGACGTCGCCGCCCGGGCTGTTGATGCGCAGGTGGATGGTGCCGCCCTTGATGTTGCGGATGGCCGGGACGAGGGCCTCGGCTGAAACACCGCCCCACCAGTACGCCGTGTCTTCGTCGGCAACGATCGCGTCGTAGATATAGATCTCAGTCTCGTCGCTGTTTGCGCTCGCGACGATCCGCGACTGCGGAAGCCGATCAGGCCGCTTCTTGTTGCTCGCCAGGAGCTGGGTCAGACTTTTCGGCACTCTTGCCTCCATTCGGTTTCAATTTCGGATTCGGTGGCATGTTCTCCAACCGTCGTACTTCGTCAGCGTCCATGAACGGCATCTCGCCGGCGCGCCCGAGGGCAATCCGATACGCGTCGTACCGTGCCTTGATGTCGCCTCGCTCGAGCGCAGCTGTGATGTGCTCGACAAAGTACTTCTGGCGCACTGGCCAAAGCTTGCTGTTTAACTCCTGTTGGATCGGCGTCAGGTGCCGCTGGAGCGTGTAGCGCACGAAAGCAATGCCCTGCTCCGCGATGCCGCTACCATGGCTCGTTTGCTTCTCGGTATGGCCGACCATGTGCGGCGGTACGCCGAAGATCCGGCAAATTTCCTCGACCGTGAACAACCTGGTCGCCAGGATCTCAGCGTCCTTCGAGTTCACGCTTAGCTGGGCCGGCTCCAAGCCGCCCGACAGGATCAGTGGGCCGCGGCCGCCGTTCTGGGCGCGCGCAATCAGCGAGGCCTTAAGCTGCTGCAGCTGCTTGTCGTCCAGCTTCGATTTCGACTTCAGCGCATAGTCGAAGTTGGCGCCACCGGAGAAGAATTTGCCCGCGTGGTCCTGCGCCGCCAGTGCGGTGCCGATCGCTTCCAGAGCCGCGTAGGTGAGCGGGCTCGGGCTCGTCAGACCGTCGAAGCCCAGGCTCGGAATATGGATTACATCGGCCCGGTTCAGCACATACGATGGCTTATCGCCCGGGCTAATACGGTAGTAGACCTCGCCGCCGTCCTTGAAGGGCTGCACCGTGTGGCGCGGGAGCGGCCTCCAGCCGATCACTTTGCTGCTGTAGAAGCTTGATCGAATCCATTCGCCGAAGCCATCGCCGTGCGACAGCTTCGAAAGCATGATCGCTTCCCACGCCGCCGACGCGGTCCAGCCATCGCAGGCTTTCTCGTTCAGCATCCACCAGTAATCGTGGTCCGCCGAATCGCGGTCATTGCCCTTGCGCTCGAAGATCCCGACGGGCAGCGTGGCGATGGCGCCAGCGACGAGAGCCATGCATCCGTAGGCAGCCGACACGCGCATGGCGGTTTCGGCAGTCACGGCGGCGCCGGACGAGGAGCGGTGCGCAGCGCCCAGCAGGTTGGCCAGCTCGCCCATCGACATATCGCCGTGCGAGTTCTCGCCCAGAGCGACGATGCCGGCGCGCTCGGACGCGCCGTCTCGACCGGCCATCCAGGAGCCGAGCACGCGCGATTCGTGCTGCGTGGCTTCCAGGTTCAGTAGTTTTCCGGTCATTCAATAGTCCAATACGATAATTTCAGGCGTGTCCGGCGTCTCCGGATCGAGGGCCATCAACGAAACCGCGTTGAACAGCGCCATCAATGGGTCGATCTTTCCTGTGCCCGATGCCTGCTTGGTGATCAGCGCCGCATTCCCCCGCGGCTCGACCTTCGCATTGCCGACGCACCAGGTCATGAGCGGTTGGCCACCGTGCACCAGCACGCCCTCGGCCAGCTTCCGCTCGGCCACGCTGATGGGGCCGATTAACTTCCAGCCCTGCGAGATCCCGAAGCATTTGTCCTCGTCGATTTCCGCGTCGACCAGCGCCTGGAACATCACCTTGTGGGTCTTTTCCGGATCCAGCCCCACGGAAGCGAGTAGGCCGCTGTCGTCGACCTGTTTGACCAGGTCGGCCACCGCAGCGACGTCGCCGGGCAGCTCCTCGATGATCACCAGGTCGCCCTGCTGTTCGAAGTCGCTGTATTTGGTCTCTTCGCTCTTGCGCCGTTCGATGGCGATCGGATGAATAAAGGCGCGGGTCCAGAGAAGCCACTTCTTCGTGCCGCGCTCACGACCCAGGGCCGCAAAGCCCAGCAAGTCGTCCAGGCCGCCTCCGTCGATGCCGACCGTGACCACCTCGCAGCGCTCGAGCAGCTGCTCAAGCGTCAGGCCCGGCGCCTTCGCCTGCTTTTCCCAGAAATCCGCTCCGGCCCATCGGTCGGCGCGCAGGTTCATGCCGATCTGGACGTTCAGGTGCTTGGCCAGGAATTTCTGGAGCGAGCCGTCGGTCTTGTGCGCCAGCTTCTTGAGCTGGTCCTCCAGCCATTCCAGGCTGACCGAGCGGCCGAGGTTCGGATTCGTGATGTAGAACGTCGACGAGTCGAGGTAGGCCTTCGCCTGCAGCATCTTCGTCGGGTATTCGTAGAGCACGCCCAGCGACTTCTGATCGTGGACCTTTCCGTCGCGGACGTCGCGGTAATACTCGAGCTTTTCCTTGAACACGCCAGCCGGCGGCTCGTCGCTCTGTGTGGTCAGGTAGATGACCCAGCCCTCGTCCCGCGACACCTGGCCACCGAGCGCCTCCATGAACATGGCGCCCGCGTTTGCGCGCTTACCGAATAGCCAGTGCTCGTCGACCAGCACCTTGCCGGACTTCTTGCCCGAAACGGTATCGGTGTCGGCAGCTACGACCTTCAGGGAGGCGCGCGAGACCAGGTGCGTGATTGTCCGAAGGTGGTCTGCTACGTGAAACATGGCGCTGAGTTCAGGATCGGCGCGCACCATCGCGGCTGCGGGAATAAAGCTGTTCCCTGCAACTTCCTTGGTTGGCGCCAGGATCAGATGCTCTTCGCCCTCGCGCCAGCAGAGGATCACGGCCGTCAGCATGATGCCGGCGGCGATGGTCGACTTCGTGTTCTTCTTGCTGATCAGGAGGTAATACTCCCGGATCAGCTGTTTGCCGGTATCGGCGTCGTACCCACCGAAGATCGCCGCAACGAAATCGAATACGAACTGATCGCTGCACTCGCCAAAGTTCGGGCTTCGGTACTCGCCGAGCGCCTCATCCCAGATGGACTTCGGCAGATCCGTGACCTGGAGGAGCTTGAAGATTGCAAGCGCCTGCTCGGCCTGGTCGGGGAAGATCGGCGGCGGGATGATGGAGTCGCCATTGATGAGGCGCTGCTCCCAGTCGAGACAAGCTGTCGTCCATTTTGGAGTCGCGCCCATCGTCAGACTTTCTTACCGCCGGCCGCAGCCAGGCGCGGCGCCGAGGCCTGGGCAAAGCGGCCCGCGACCTTCTTGGCGTCTTCGTTCTTCTGGTCCTTCTTCCCGCTCTCGCCCAGCTTCTTGTGGACGAATGGCATCAGCGCGCGCGCAGCGCCTACGCGAAGTTTCGCCTCGGCGCCGGTGTCGTTCATCACGGCCTTGAGGAAATCAAGCGGGTCCTCGTAATGGACCGCCAGCGGTAGCACAACGGGTTCTTTCTTCTTGCGGCCAGCACCCGGACGGGCGCCACCGCTCCGGCCTGGTTGACCTGCCATTTGAATTCTTTCGAAAAGGGGGATTTATTCTGTGCGTGAGAGACTATGCGGTGTCCGACCTCTTGAACCCCAAAGGTTTGATACCCCCCTTGCTCGGGTGCAACGGCGGGTTCCTAGCGTTGTCAGGCAGCAACGACGCCGCCTCGGGCCCTGAGCCGCGCTTCGTGAGCGCTCTTCGCGTCGTGACAATCCTTGCAGAGCAGCCACTTATTCGAATCGTCGTCACTGCCCTTGGCCCAGAGCGGGACCTTATGGTCGACCGCGACGCCGATGGTCGTCCGCCCTCTTGCCTTGCATTGCTGGCACAGGCCACAGTCACGCTCACGGATGCGCTCGCGATCTCGCACCCCTGCTCCGCCACGCTTGCGCTCGACGATGTCGAAGCGGACCGGCGCCGCTGCGGACATGCGGCTCTGCGCCATGCGCACGTTCGACTTCAACGTTTGCAGCTTCGGCATCGGCATCGTGTCTACCGGTTATACCGGGGCAGGCCTGGAGTGTTCGAGAACGCGGCGATCGCTTCGGGCGAGAAGCGTGGCCAGTCGCACGACAGGCTGTACGAAGTCCGCTCCATGTAGCGCGCGTGTGCCACGTTGATCCGATGGCGGTACCAGGTGTCGAAGTGAACGGCAGGGGCTGCGGGTGCGACAGGCCTGCGCGGGACCAGGCCGTACTGTGCCAGCGCAGTAGTGAGCGCCTTCCCGTCTTCGGGGTAGTACTCGCATTCGACCCTGACCATCTCGCCAGCGCGGACGTGCAGCGTGAACTCCCTCGTCTTCCTCGGCAGGCCCAGCGCCTGGATCAGGTCTTTGCCAATCTCATGCGGCATGATCGCCATGCGTACCTCAGAAATAAAAAAGCCCAGCACGTGGCTGGGCGAAGGGGCTGGTGCTGAGTCAGCCCAGGAGACATGCTGTGGCGGCCACAAGGCCTCACGCGTTCAGCGCTTGACCACACGGATGGCGACTTGGCAGATGCCATGCGTGTGGTGCCGCTGCTGTTCCCGGCTGGTCAAACGTCGTTCCAATGCAAAAAGCCCCGCGTCATTGCTGATCGCGGGGCTTCGATGTTTGTCTGAGGACGCCGGGGGCTCCCATCTGGGAACCGGCCTCGTCGCATTTCTAGACGGAATTAAGTTGTGGACAGGAATTTACTGCTGAGATTTCCGTCTGTCAAGTAATTTGCGTATTACTTCGCACGCAACTTCAACATTTCATCGGCAAGCAAATAGCACTCCTTTGCGATCTGGTTTGCTTCGAAGGTCCCGGAAACACTTGTCTTTTGTGCCGCTGTGCGACCCACGAGAGCTTGCCCTGCAAAGTAGTCGCGAAGCGACATACCAGAAGACTGAATGTCGTGAGGGCTGGGAAACGCGCCTTGGCTGTTGTCTTTACTCAATTTTTCTCTCCAGTGTGATTTCTTCGATGGCTTCCTGAGCCTGTCGAAATAATGCCACAAAGACGGTCGCTGGACGACTTGGAATCCCCATCCTGCTGCAAACCATCTCCGGCCTGGCCTGCTTGATGTAGCACCAGTACAGCAGCAGCCGGTGCTTCGTCTCCAGCTTGGGCATTGCCCGTTCGATACGGAGCGCGTCGTGCTCGTCGATGGTGCGGCGCTCACCATGGCTTGGGTCGTCACCCAGCGCTTCGCGTCGCAGCCGGTCGCAGAAGGCGCCTGTTGGGCTGACGCCGATGGTGCGCGTGCCAGCAGTTGCCCAGCGTGCCCAGTTTTCAAGGCGTGCACCAATGTCGCAGCGTTCGAATTCGGTCAAGTTCTTCCCTTCCTTGCGCGGTCGACCATGCCGGCGCCGATGCAGCGGCCGATGAAGCAGCCGATTACAGGCGACAACGCGATCCAGAGAGCCAGGGCGCTCATGCTGCCTCTCCCAGGAGACTGGCCTGCGGCTGCGCTGTCGCGATTGCCGTGATGGTCACCACCACGCGCGCTTCGCCGTCCGGCTCCATGCGCTCGCTGGTCAGGCGGCGCACCCACTTGTCGTCCTCGATGGCCACGTCCTTAAGCGCGTCGAGCAGCACCTTGTTGGCGTTGTCGATGTCGATGCAGCGCACGGTGTCGTCCCAGGTAGCGCCATTGAGGCGCATGCGCTTCTGCCAGTCCAACGGCCGAGCGGGGAACAGCTTGACGTCGATGTGCACGCGGCCGGTGATGGCGGCCGTAACGCCTTGGGCGCGGCAGCGCGCAGCGATATCCTTGCGGAAGTCCTTGGCCTCCTTGGTCGGCACGATGCTGATGTGCGCGCCGAGCTTCACAGGGCGCCAGTAGCGATTCGCCGACAGCGGGTAGGGCAGGTTGAGGGTGATCGTTTTCATTTCGCTCCTGTCGTTGTTGTTGCCCGGGCTGGCCGGGCTGGTGGTGCTGCTGTCCTGCGATCCCGGGGGAACTGGTCACGGCTGATTGCCTGCTCTGCCCTCCTCGTTTCCCAGGTCCCGCGCTCGAGGAACAGCACGCAAGGCCGTTCGACGTTGGTCGACAGCACGGGCTTATCCCAGCCGCTGCAATGGCCCTTGCGCTCTTGCGCCTCCTCCTTCGCCGAGACTGCTGGCGGGAAGCGGTTGCACATGCCGCATGGCTGGAACTCGCGGCTCATGGGTTCTGCCTTTGCCGAATGGCGCGTTCAGCCGCGTCGACACGGGCTTGCCAGTCCTCGTAGCTCTCGTCCGGCCCCTTCGGGTCCGTGCCCTGGGGCTTGCGGATCGCGATCGGTTGCGGCGGCTGGATCGGGCGCCCTGATGCGGTTGCCGGCGGCGGGTTCAGCAGCTTCTCGACGATCGGCATGAGGTAGTTCGGCGGGATCTTCGCCGTTGGCCCCTTCTGCTCGCGAGCCAGGCCGACAGCGGCGGTCAGCACCTCCATGGTGATCTTCCGGTCCGTCCAGTCGCGCACGGTGGGATGCGTGAAGGTCGCGTCGACACCGAGCTTGCGCAGGGCGACGGTCAGGATGATCGCGGGGTCGGCGCTCACTGGCGCGTCTTCGCGAGGCGGCAGCGGGGCAGCACCAGGATGCGAGAATCCGGGGTCATCGAATTCCGGCGGCAACGACGACGCGGGACTACTGTCCGTTGAGTTGTCGTCGTCGTAAGGTTTTAGTTCTGGTGTATGGGTATTGGGTACTGGTGTCTGGGTAGCCGTTGCAGGCGTTGCAGGTGCCGTTGCAGGTAACGGCGGGACAGGTGTTGCGGTTGCCGTTGCTGCAACGCGTTTCACAAGCTCCCGCAACTCGTTCATACCGATGTTCCAGGGCGCGTGCTGGCCTGCGTCGGTCAACACCTTGAACAGGCGCGCACGCTCCTCGCGGTGCCGCTTCATGCGATTGTCCTCGTTCGCCTTCTTCGCTTCGCGTTCAGGTTCGCCGTCACGAAAGCGGGCGATCTCGGCATCGCAGCGGCTGTTGTGCCAACCATCCTCGGCCAGCACAAAGAATTCTTCCAGCACCGTTGCGACAGCCTCGCGCTCTTCCTTCGCCCGTGCACCGACCAGGCGCTGCACGGCCTTGACGTCGACAGGCAGCGGCTTCTCCTGGGCATAGTACTTGCGGATCATGCGGCTGTAGGCGGCGTCCTCGACGAACGTCAGGTGGGCCGTGGCCTCGGCATAGTCGCCGATGTGGTGTTCGAAGTAGTTCACGTACCCTCCTGCCAGAACAGGCCGGTGCGATCGAGTGCGCGCGATGCGGCGGGATTCAGCCAGAGACATTCGGTGCGCATGGCAGTGCCGCGGGCGGCCGAGATTCTCGCCTCGGTGCTCGCCATGGCCCATCCTTGCAACGCCCCCAAGTACATCGCGCTGGCATAACCGCTCAGCACGACCATGCCTTTCACCGAGAGCAGCTTGTCCAGCAGCTGGGCGTGGTCGTCGTCGGTCAGTTCGCAGTCGTAGTACCGGCCGTGCTTGGCGCCGACGTTGCGCGTGCCCATGACATACGGCGGGTCGACGTAGAACAACGTGTCCTCGGCGTCGTGCTGGTCTATGATCCCCAAGGCCGGACGGTTCTCGATCATGACGCCAGAGAGGCGCGCGCATACTCGAGCGAGTGATTCGGGGAAGCGCGCCCACAGCTGCTGCGCGGTGCCGTGCTTGCGCCTGGTGTCGACGCGGAATCCAGTCGTGCCTTTCGTGGCGCCGGCCGAGCCGAAACCCATCTCGGCGCGCACCAGGGTGCGGCGCGCACGCTCAACCGGATCGTTGCTCGGTTCATAGGCGGCATCGAATTCGTCGCGCGCGTAAGGGGTAAGCAGCAGCTGGCCGATCAGGTGGTCGCACTGGCCAGGATCCCGCAGCACGCGGAACACGTTCACGATATCGCCGTCGAGGTCGTTGTAGACCTCGGCATAGGCGCGTTCCTTCTGCACCAGCACACCGGCGGCGCCGCCGAATGGTTCAACATAGCAGCGGTGAGGCGGGAAATGTTTGATGACCCATGGCGCCAGGCGGAACTTGCCGCCGTGGTACCGCAGGACCGGGCGTGTCGGGGCCGCAGTGTTGATGGTCGTGGTCATGGCGCCGAGACCTCGGCGAGCTGCCCGCTAGTCGCGCGGCGCTGGGCCTGCAGCTGCTCCATTTGGCAAACGTCCCATTCAGCCTGCCAGTCGTCGACAGCCGCGGCATGGGGGTTCATCTTGTGGTCATTGCGGCCGGCGCCGCGTGAGAATGCAGCGCGCGCCCTGGCCCGGATGGTTTCGCGGGAAATAATCGAATCGTGCATCTGCCCTCCCCTTACGCCTGGTCGACCGCGCTGCGGCGCGCGATCTCGGATTGCAGGTCGCGCTTGGCGCAGGCGACCGAGTCCTGCACGTCCTGCAGTTCCTGGCACGAACTCTTCAGCTGGTCGACCGAAGCGTCGGGCCCGATGCATAGCAGCGAGGTCGTGGCCTCGGCCGCTTCCTTGACCAGGCTGCGCAGGTGCGGCGCCACATCCAGCACTGGGCACGGCGCCACCTCGATCAGGCGCAGCTCGACGCCCTTTCGAGCCAGGCGCATGTTCTCGAACTTCAGGTAGATATCGATCGGCATGGCCTCCTCGATCGACGCTTCGAAGTTCGCGGGCAGCAGGTTCTTGTCCTTGGTGACGTCGTCCAGCCAGCGAAAGATGCGCTCGGCGTTCACCTTCTGGCGCTCGTACGCGTCGGTGGTCGGCGGCTCGAAGCGGATGCCGGTCGTGGCCGGGCCGCCGATGCGCTCGTGGGCCTCGACGATCATCTGGCAGACCGTTTCCCGGCTCCAGCCCTCGCGCTTGCGCATCTCCTCGACGCACTCGCGGTACATGGCGATTCGGGTCTTCGTGGGATTGTGTGGATTGCTCCGCATGTAATTCCTCTAACGTGCTGTTACTGTGGCAACACTGGAAAGCGTGGAGCCGAGAAAATGGAAACTAAGTCGCCGGATAAACTGCCTACGTGCAACTTTTTCGGCGAACTGAAAGCTATAGGCTTACTGTGGCTGAGACTCCGGCGCAGCCTCTTGGATGGGGCCGAACACATCGGGGCGGGCAAGACGCAGGAACTTCATCTGTGCCCTCGGGATTCCATTGCTGTGCCACTGCGACACCGCCTGAGCAGTCACCTCGCACAGGGCAGCGGTTTTGGTCGTGCCGCCCAGGCGCTGAATTATTTCGGTAGCGTTCATGTTTCCCTCAAGTTGACTTTAGACGAATCGTAAGACGCCTTGAGGAAATAGTCAAGCCAACTTGAATCCTTACTTGGTAAGCTAGCTTTATGAATTTATTGTCAGAAAGGCTCTTGTGGGCAATCCAGCAGGAGCAAAAGCGCCGAAATGGCAAGCGTGTTACCAAGGCCGAAATTGCGCGGGCAGCTGGGGTTTCCGATACAGCTGCAGGGAATTGGCTCAAGGGTGACCATGGGATCGATGCTCCAAGAGCCAGGGCGGTAGGAACCTATTTGCGTGTGGATCCACTGTGGCTGGAGACCGGCGAAGGCGACCCGACACCACGTGCAGCCTTGCCTCGCGCGGAGGAACTCGAGTTCGATGACGCCCCTGCGATCTTGCGCAAGCCTCAGCTGATCCCTGTTGTTGGCCGCGTACAAGCTGGTAACGATGGACTGTTGAGCATTGACGACTCGGGCAGCGACAATCCGGAAGGTTTTTTGGCGTGGTATGCGACCTGCACTGAAGCTTATGCACTCAGAATTCGTGGCGAGAGCATGAGCCCGCGTTACCTCCCTGGGGAATTCGTCGGCGTCGATCCATGCTCTGATGTGCTCCCGAGCGACGAAGTTATCGTGCTGCTAAAAGACGGCCGCCGCATGATCAAGCGGCTTCTATGGATTCGCGACGATCAGGCGTGCTTCGAGTCGGTGAATAAAGACCATGCGAATATCGTGATTGATTGCGACGACATTGATCAAATGCACCTGGTAACCGGACATATTCAGAAATCTGCTTTTAGGGCGAACGCTTGAGGGTGCCAGTCCGGTGCGTAAAGCTCCAATTACGTGCGGGTGTATCGGGTTTTGATTTAGAGCCAGATATGTCCGTGAGCGGGACTCTAGAAATTCCAGTTCCGACCGGCGCTGATACCCGAGGCCTGCTCGCAGTGCGCGTGCGCGATCGCGGCATGGAACCTTTGTTCTTCGAGGACGATTGGGTTGTGATCGATACCGGCGATACCGCGCGTCGGAGTCGGGAGGTCTATGCGGTGAATTGGAACGGCGAGGCGTGCGTCCAGCAACTGGTCGAGCGGGGTGGCCAATGGTATTTGAGCTACGTGAATCAGGATTTCACGCCTATTAACGTGCGCAGCGGTCAGCTGGACATTGTTGGGCGAGTTGTATATCAGCCGGTTCGAGCGATCGCTGGCAGACTTTAAGGCGCACCGGCACGCCAGTTTGCCGAATGAAAGAATATTAAATGGCTCTAATTGCTTGCCCAGAGTGCTCGACTCAAGTTAGTGACCAAGCACTAGCCTGTCCGAGTTGCGGCGCTAGGCCGGCAAAACCTAGAAAGTCGCGTGCGCTCTTTTATGCTTTTATCGGGTTCCTCGCTATTCTCGTGACGTTGGTTTTAATTAAGGATCCAGACTCCAGCGAACGATTCGATGCCCGGCAGTCTATATCGACATGTTGGGACGAGCAAAAGCGAAAGTCACACACCCCCGGAGAGGCTCGATTTATTGCGGGTGCGTGCGAAAGGATGGAAGAGAAGTACCGAACCAAGTACGGGCGCAACCCTTAAGTGCAAAGCGCAGCGGCACGCCTAGATGCCGACCGAGGATACAAATGGAAGATACAGATAAGCGTTCAGTAATGAACGCTATGGCGATGTTCGAAAGCCGCGCTCGGGAAATCATCAACCGGATTGACGGTAAGCGTAGCATTGGTGCTTTTGAAAAAGATGAGCTGCAGTCGCTTTACACAGGGTTGAAGGAGGACGTTAAGAGCGCCGCGAAACTCGGCAAGGTCCACAAAGACCGAGAGGACCAGACAGATTGGGAGCGCTGCTACTTCATGCCGGCCGTCTCGAAAGCGCGAGACGGATTGCGCGCCAAGACCAACAGCCATCCAGTTACTTCGAACTGGATTGGCTCACTCCTCGATGCCGCCGGTGAATTTAGTTATTACCTTTCGATGATTGAAAGGGATCACCCAGAAGATCAATAACGACGAGTTCCGCTGTCGCCAGCTTTCGAAGAAGTTGAGCTCGCATTATCCGCATGTGATGCTCTGGAATCGTTGATTTTTCAGAGCGCATTCTTTCGAATAGCCAAGCTGCCATGCGGATGTCGTGAATAAGGTTACTTGGATTACTGTACCCCCTTCCTGATTCTCGGCGATAGCGCCTCATCACCCATTTCGCCTCAATGCGCGCCCGACGAAGGTTCGCCTCTGACCCCTCGCGCCTCCTGGGCGGTGGGGGTGGCCGGTGGATCGCTCTCATGTGCGGTAGAAGTTCCATATCATCCTCCATGCCCCGCCAGCCGGGGCTTTTTTTCGGCCCGAGCGCCGGGCCAGCGAAACCTGACTTCGTCTGGTTGGATCAAGTGTAGCGGTCCGCTACCATAGAAGTAAAGTTCACTTGAAAATATTTCTCAAGATACCTTGACCTAAGAATCAAGCTCACTTAAGATTCTCTCCAGCGAAACGAGCTCAGCACCCGGCCGAGCCGCCAACCGAGGAGAGCGTCATGTGCACCACCGATAAGCCTCAAATCAAGCTGCACGAGCAGCGCTTCATGGTCAGCCCCTGCGGCTTCAATGCCGACATCTTCCCCGTCGACGCAGTCCCGGCCAAGGCACGGAACTGGACGGACGAGACGCACCTCAGCGACGGTGCCGCCCGGCGGCTGATGGAGCGTCGCATGCTGTCCACGCAGAAGGGAGCCTGATCATGGCCCTCTACGACCCAACCGTAGCCGACGAGAAGCGTGACGAGCGCCTGACCGAGCTGACCCGCGAAGCCGCGGACTCGATGACCCAGGCGCTGGCCGCCGGCCTGCCAAAGACCGTGCAGTTGATCGACGAAGCCCTGGGCGAATACCTCCAGGACGACCAGGCCCGCGCCGAGCTGCTGCGCAAGACAGCCGCCGGCGGAAGCCCCCTCACGAAAATCCTGTCGGACCTGATCTGGATCGAGGCCGGGGTGCGCGCCGAGCAGCAGCTGCAGCGCATGGAGAAGGAAGGCGCCGAAGCAGCCCTCGAGGCCCGCGCCGAGCAGGTGGCTGAAGCCTGGCTCTGCCCACTGCACTGAACCCGTAGCGCCGCGCCCCGGAGCACAACGCGCGGATAGGCCCGGCCAGCTGAAGGAACCGGCCCTGTGGGATCAGCATGCCCCGCTCGCACCGCGTCAGGTGCCGCTAGCGTGATTGCGCATACGCCCATGCCGGACATGGTTAAAGCCGGAACCAACAACGAAGCCGGCCGCGCCGGCGCCAACCAGGAGAGCAGGATGGAATCGAAATTCGAGGCGGGCCACACCGTCTACAGCGAAAAGGGTGAGCGGGCCGAGTACGTCACCGCCAGCGGCGATGGTCATATTGTCCGTCCGATGGTCGAGAGCTACGACGACGAATCCGGCGAGTCCTACGACCACGTTTGCGATCCAGCCGTCTGGCGTCACGTCTTCCACCAGGAGCCCGTGGCCAAGTTCAGCGACCAGCTGAAGGGGCTGCACGAGCAGATCGCCGCCGCCAAGGGCGAGCGCGACCAGCTGCAGCGCGAGGACTATCAGCGTCAGCGCGAGCGTGCCGAGAAGCTGAAGCGCTTCGCCATCCTGGACAACGTCGAGGCCTTTATCGACGGGAAGATCACCCACTACGTTCAGCGGGAATACTCCGCGCCGCCGTGCATCATCGACGTAGCGGAAGCGGTGAGCAGCGAGAACAGCAACTACCGCAAAGACTTGCGTCTGCTCACATTGGGCGGCTCTCTCGTCAATGGTGACTTGAAATGGGTTTTGAATCGGTACTCGGACGGCAGCGGCAATGCCAGCACCGTAGTGCCTTGCACCTCGTACGATCAGGCTGCTGAGCTTGTCAAGACGGCAGTCATCCAGCATTTCGCTGGCAGCCGGCCGGACCACGAAAAACGACAGGATTGGATCGACTCGGCTGACAAGCTGGGTGTTTCCGTGCCTGAGGAATACCGCCGCGCTGTTGTGCGCCATCGCATTCTTTCGATTGAACAGAACTCGGGTTACATGCGTAAGCAGGCCCAGGACTATGCCGATTCGGTTGCAAAAACCGACGCCGAGCTTGCCGCGCTACGCGCCTATCTCGAAGCCCCGGCAGGTGCCGCATGATCGCCCGCTTCCGCAAGCACTACCGCACCCAATACCAGCTGTCCCTGCTCGCCGGCTTCGGCCCGCGCAAGGCCGCCCGTCGCGCGCTGCGCACCTACATTTTCGGCTTTTAACCACGAAGGAAACCATGAACGAACTCACCACCCAGGGCGAACCGACGTTCTCCCTTTCCCCGCGCAACCTGGCTGAGGCCATGGAGTTCGCGAAGGTCATCGCCTCTTCGGACATGGTCCCGAAGGATTACATCAACAAGCCGGGGAACGTGCTGGTGGCGGTGCAGACCGGCGCCGAGCTGGGCCTGAAGCCGATGCAGTCGCTGCAGGGTATCTCGGTCATCAACGGCCGCCCGGGCGTCTGGGGCGATGCGATGTGGGCTCTGATCATCAGCCATCCTGAGTACGTGGATTCGGTCGAAGAGAAGACCGACACGTCCTGCACGATCACACTGACGCGGCGCGGCCGCAGCCCGGTTGTCGTCACCTTCAACATGGAAGACGCCAAGAAGGCAGGCCTGGCCGGCAAGCAGGGCCCGTGGCAGACGGCGCCGAAGCGGATGTTGCAGATGCGCGCCCGTGCATTCGCCGCGCGCGACCTCTTCGCCGACGCGCTTAAGGGCATCAAATCGGTCGAGGAGCTGCGCGACTATCCGGACGAGCGCGTCGAGCGCGACATCACGCCGGCACCAGCCGCAGCCGCGCCGGCGCCGCGCGCAGTGGCCGCCCCGCTCCAGGAGTGCACGCCGGAGAAGTTCGCCGAAAACTCGGCGGCCTGGCGCGACATGATCCTGTCCGGGAAGAAGACGCCGGCGGCGCTGATCTCGATGCTCAGCACGAAGACCATCCTCACCGAAGACCAGAAGCTGACCATCGACAGCTGGGCCCACGAAGGCGAATAAGGAGAAGACCATGCAGATTCACGACCTCACCCAGGGCACGCCCGAATGGCAGCAGTACCGGCTGGAGAAGTTCGGCGCCAGTGAGGCGGCCGCCATGCTCGGCATCTCGATGTTGGTCAAGCGCAACGAGCTGCTGCACATGAAGGCCACCGGCACCGCCCAGGAGTTCAGCGACTGGGTGCAGAAGAACGTCCTCGACTATGGCCACCACGTGGAAGCGCTGGCGCGCCCGCTGGTCGAAGAGCTGATCGGCACCGAGCTGTACCCCGTTACCTGCTCGGATGGGCGCCTGTCGGCGTCGTGCGACGGTCTGACCATGGCGGAAGACGTCGCCTTCGAGCACAAGCAGTGGAACCAGGCGCTGGCCGATGCCGTGGCCGGCGGCCAGCTGCCGGACGAGTACATGCCGCAGTGCCAGCAGATCATGATGGTGACCGGCGCCCGCAAGGTTGTGTTCGTGTGTTCCGACGGCACGTTCGACAATTTCGTCTATGTCTGGGTGCTGCCGGATCCGGCCTGGCAGGCGCGCATCCGCGCCGGCTGGGCGCAGTTCGAAATCGACCTGGCCGAATACCAGCACGTCGAAGTCTTGCCGGCGCCAGTCGCCGCCGCGGTGCAGGACCTGCCCGCGCTGTCGATCCGCGTCGACGGCCAGCTGACCCTCAACCACAACCTGGTGGTGTTTGGCGAGAAGCTGCAGTCGTTCATCAAGGACATCGACACGAACCCGAGCGATGACCAGGCCTTCGCCGACGCCGAGCAGGCGATCAAGGTGATGGAGCGCGCCGAGGACGCCCTGGGCGCCGCCGAAGCGTCGGCCCTGGGCCAAATCTCGACGGTGGACGACATGGTGCGCACGGTCGCCAGCTACAAGGACCTGGCCCGCAAGACGCGCCTGATGCTGGAGAAGGTGGTCAAGGCGCGCAAGGAAACCATCCGCGTCGAGATCCAGCAGGCCGGCAAGGACAAAGCGGCCGCGCACATCGCCGCGCTGAATACGCGCCTGGGCAAGCCGTACATGCCGGCGATCCCGGTCGACTTCGCCGGCGTCATGAAGGGCAAGAAGACCGTCACCAGCCTGCGCGACGCGGTCGACACTGAACTGGCGCGCTTCAAGATCGCGGCCAACGCCGTCGCCGACCGCATCCAGATCAACCTGGGCACGCTGCGCGAGCTGGCCGCAGCCCACGCCTTCCTGTTCGCCGACACCGCGTCGATCGTGCTGAAGGACGCCGACGACCTGACCGCCCTGGTAAAGATGCGCATCGCTGAGCACGAGGCCGCCGAGGCGGCGAAAGCCGAAGCCCTGCGCGCCAAGATCGCCGAGGAAGAGCGCGTAAAGGCCGAGAAGGCCGTTGCCGACGCCGAGCGCGCGCGCGTCGCCGCCGAAACGAAGCGTCAGCTGGACGAGCAGGCCGCCGTCGTGGCCGCAGCGCGCGCCCAGCAGGAAGCGGCGGCACGCGCCACGCCTGCGCCAGCTGCAGAACCGTCGCCACGCCCAGCAACGGCAGTGTCCCTCGCCGGCACTGATGCCACTCCTGCGCCAGCGCAGGTGATGCCGATCGCGGCCGCGCGCCCAGCAGCACCGACCAGCGCGCCGAGCCTGCGCCTCGGCCAGATCGCCGAGCGCCTGGGCTTCAGCCTGACCGCCGACTTCCTCGCGTCCCTGGGCTTCGCCGCTGCCGGCCGCGAGCGCGCTGCGGTGCTGTACCACGAAGCCGACTTCCAGTCGATGTGCGCCGCGCTGATCCGCCACATCAGCGCCGCCGCCCAGGCGAAGGCTGCGTGACATGGCCGGCCAGCGCGCTTGCACCTGGACCGTCCTACGGTGCAAGGAAGTCCCGTTCCAGCAGTTCCTCGGCGTCGACGGCGAGAAGGCCGCTGCCGCCCGAGTGAAGGAAGTGTGCGAAGTCGGCTCCCGCGCGGAGCTCGACCGCGACCTGATCGCCAAGTCGCGCTGGAACAAGCAGATCCGCCAGCCCTACCAGCAGTACCTGCAGGACCCTAAAAATCAAACCACCCTGGAGAAATGAAGAATGAACGCCACCACCAAACAAGCTGCTGACGCACTCACCACCCTGAAGCGCGACGAGAACGGGTACGGCGCCGTGCCCGCATTCGAGGACTTCTACCTGCCGGAAGAGGAATTGGCGGACGGCGCAGTCGTCGACGGCAATGAGATCGCCGTGCGGCGCCTGGTGGACGACACGAGCACGAAGGCGATCGGAATCGGCGCCGCCTACCTCGCCGGCCACCGGGACATCAGCGCGTGGCAGCCGGCGGCACCGCTGGGCGACGAGTGGAATCTGGTGGTCGTGTCCGAGGACGACCAGGGCCCGTACGCCGTCTTCGCCCGCCCCGGAGTGCACGGCATCGCCGACGGCAAGGCCTTCGCCCAGGAGTTCCTGCTGGGCGCGATGATCAAGGCCGCGACCAAGCATCTCAGGACGCTGTCGAAGCCGTGGATCGATATGAAGGAAGGCGAGCAGAAGAGCGTGCTGGCCACCGTGCACCGGGACTGCCGCGAGGCCGTGCGTGATGCGGTCGACATCATCGCCAGCAATGCGCGGCTGACGTTCCAGGCGTCGGTCGACCAGGTCGTCTTCAAGGACGGCGTGAAGTGTGTGCTGACGCTGGCCAAGTCGGCCGAGGCGCACAGCTTGGCGGATGCCGAGGGCTCCTACGTCACGATCGTCATCGAAGAGCGCTCCAAGCTGCTGGCCGAGGGGAACGCGCTCGACGTCGATCCGGACCAAAAGCCAATGTTTGACGAGGCGGCCTGATCATGGCGCGCGGACCTGTGCAACACGGCGCGCTGGGCAGCAAGACAGCACAGTGCGCCGCGCGCGATGCGGTCGTGGCCAAGGTCACGGAACTGCTGCGGGAGGGACCGAAGACCGTGGCGGAGATGTATCCGCACGTGGTTTGCCTTCGGCCCACTTTTTCGAATTATCTGGCCCACATGCACAAGAAGCTGCGCCTGATCCACATGACGGGCGCCTACCGGAACCGCGCCGAGCTGTGGGCGTGGGGTCCAGACCCGAAGCTGGCGTCCGTGGACGACGAGATCGACCAGGCATTCGCCGTGCGTAGGGGCGTCGGCCCAGCGCGGCAGATTGGCATGCGTCGGGATTCACTGGTGGCGGCGCTGTTCGGACCGGCGCCGGGAGCAGCGGCATGAAGCGCGACCTCATGACGCTGGGGCTCGACTTGGGCCACGAGCTCATCATCGACAACTTCGCCGGCGGCGGCGGGACGAGCACCGGCCTTGAGGCCGCTTTCGGCCGCCCGGTCGACATCGCGATCAACCACGACCCCGAGGCGCTGGCAATGCACGCGATCAACCACCCGCACACGAAGCACCTGTGCGAGAGCGTGTGGGACGTCGACCCGATCAAGGTGACGAACAACCTGCCGGTGGCGTTGGTGTGGTTGTCGCCCGACTGCAAACATTTCAGCAAAGCCAAGGGCGGCCGTCCGGTAGAAAAGAACATTCGTGGCTTGGCCTGGGTGACGATGCGCTGGGCGGCGAAGTGCAAGCCGCGGGTGATCATGCTTGAGAACGTAGAGGAGTTCCAGACCTGGGGCCCGCTCAAGATGGTGATGGTGGACGGCGAGCCGACGTGGTTTCCGGACCCGGCCAAGAAGGGCGTTACCTTCCGCAGCTTCGTGCGCCAACTGGAGGGCCACGGCTACAAGGTTGGCTTCAGGGAGCTGCGCGCCAGCGAGCACAACACCCCGACGATCCGGAAGCGATTTTTCCTGGTGGCGCGCCGCGACGGCATCCCCATCGGCTGGCCCAAGGCATCGCACGGTGCGCGCGACCTGCCGGCCGTCCTAGCGGGAAAAATGAGCCCGTTCCGCACCGCGGCAGAGTGCATCGACTGGTCGATCCCGTGCCCTTCCATCTTCAGCCGCAAGCGTCCGCTGGCCGAGAACACGCTGCGCCGAGTGGCCAAGGGCATCATGCGTTACGTGGTCGAAGCCGAAAAGCCGTTCGTGGTGCCGCATGGCCCGATCCTCGTCTCACCTTTCCTGAACGAGCACGCGAACGCCAGCACCCAGCGTGTGATGCCGGCCGACGAACCACTGCGCACCATCTGCGCACAAGTCAAGGGCGGGCAATTCGGCTTGGTGCAGGCCTTCTTGGCCAAGCACTACACCGGCGTGGTGGGCTCCAGCCTGGGTGACCCGATCGGCACGATCACATCGAGCGACCATCACAGCTTGGTTACGGCGCACCTGACGAAATTCCGCACTGGCTCGACCGGCAGCGACTTGGTCGACCCGATGCCTACGATTACGGCGGGGCCGAAGGAGAACCCCGCCGGCGCGCCGCACGCGCTGGGGCTGGTGACGAGCAACCTGGTGAAGCTGCGCGGCACCAGCTGCGCGGCCAGCATGGACGAGCCGCTGCACACGATCAGCGCACAGGGCCAGCACCACGCGGAAGTGCGCGCATTCCTGATCAAGTACTACGGCGCCGACCAGGACCCGCGTCTCGAGGAACCGCTGCACACTATCACAACGAAGCACCGCTTCGGGCTGGTGACAATTCACGGCCAGGACTACGAGATCGTCGACATCGGTCTGCGCATGTTAGAGCCGCACGAGCTGTACCGCGCGCAAGGTTTCCCGCCTGACTATGTGATCGCCGAAATTCCCGATCCGAAGCTGCTGTTTGTCAACGGGCACCAGGTGGAAGGCGACCCGCTCAAGCTGCCGCGCGTGAAGCTGCCGAAATCGTCGCAGGTGCGCATGTGCGGCAACAGCGTGTGCCCGCCGCTGTCGGAGGCCCTGATCCGCGCGAACTTCCAGCACGAGCGCGAGATGGCGCGGGAGGCAGCATGATCCCTGCCTTCCCGCTGCAATGGCCCGCCGGCTGGCCGCGCACGCCCGCCGGCGCCACGAAGCCCGGTCGGTTCGCGATGAAGAGCTCCGGCAAGTCGTTCCTGTCGATGACCGACATCACGATCGCAGAAGCGACCCGGCGCGTGCTGGGCGAGCTGGACCGCATGGGCATCGACCGGCAGGACGTGGTGATCTCGACCAACCTGACGCTGCGCCTGGACGGCCTGCCGCGCTCGGGCCAGGCCGCGCCACGTGACGCGGGCGCCGCCGTCTACTGGGAAACGTCGAAGGGCGAGCGCCGCGTCATGGCGATCGACCAGTACGGCAAGGTGGAAGAGAACCTGGCTGCGATCGCCGCGACCCTCGACGCCATGCGCGCGATCGAGCGGCATGGTGGCGCGCAGATCCTGGACCGGGCGTTCACCGGGTTCACCGCTTTGCCGGCGCCGGCCGCGGCCAAGGCGTGGCGCGAAGTGATGATCTTCGGCGAGTCGACACCCACGCGCGAGCAGCTGCGCCAACGGTACCGCGAGCTGGCGCGCACCCGGCACCCGGACCGCGCAGGCGGCAGCGACGCCGCGATGTCGGAACTGAACGTGGCCTTGGCTGAAGCTGAACGGGAGCTGGGGTCATGATCGCGCGCGGCCCCGACCGCCGATGGCGCCCGCGCACGCCCGAGCTGCTGCTGCCCGAGCGCCGTGATGGCTTCGACCGGCGCGCGCTGCGCAATCAGCCGGCGCCGCCGTCAGCAATACGAATTGGTTATGGGGAAGCGGCGCCGCAGAATGAGCGCCGGCGGTTTCCGGAATCTGGAATGGAATAGGAGAAATGAATATGCAAACTGTTAAAAACCCGGCTCTGCCGGAAACCGGCTTCGTGCGCCAGGCCCAGCTGCTGGCCGGCGTCCTCCCCTTCTCGGCGTCGACGCTCTGGCGAAAGGTCCGCGCGAAGACCTTCCCTGCCCCGGTAAAACTTTCCGCTGGCGTCACGGCATGGAAGGCCGAAGAAGTGCGCGAATGGATCGCCAAGCCACACTAATTTGATGTTGGTATGTTTGTTGGTATGTAGGAGGTATCAAAAGGGCGGAGCCGCATAACCATGCGGGTTTCCGCCTTTTTTTATGTTCCAGTCGGGGGGACCACCAGACTTCCTTGTCCGGCCTCCTGCTGCCGGCGCGGTCGGATGCGACCTGCATCCAGCCCGCTCACGGCGCCAGCCGCCTCAATTCCACCACCCATACCCAGGGGTCGGCATCCCAGCTTCCGGCCCCATTGATCCGCTCCCACACCTTCCGATAGGCCAGCACCGGGTCGCCGTCGGCGCCGAGTGGGCCGATCCCTTCGGCCAGCGCGTCATCCGCACTGATTTCCCGTAGCCGCTCGATCCGCACGTCGACGATCTCGAGCAGGATGCGGCTGGCGGCGCGCGGCATGAACAGCGCCGGGCGCCGGTGCCAGCGCGGCAGGTCGCCCGCCACCCGCCCGGCCAGCGGGTCGGCGCCATTGGGTTCATCGAGCGCGTAACGGTAGCGCTCGCCGCTCGCATGCGTCCGGTCGACGAAATACCACGCCTCACCCGCCTTGCCAGCCTTGGGTCGCGTTTCCCAGTGACCGAAAGCGAAATAGGTTTCGCGCACCCACAGGCGGTCGCCGGCCAGGCCGAAGCGGTTCGGCGCCGTCCCGGGCGCGCATTCTCCTTCCGGCTGCGGACGCAGCGCGCGGCGCGTCTGGCGCTTGGTGCCGTCGAGCAGCGCGCGCACCATTTCTCCGGAAAACAGGATGCCGCGTTCCTTGATCATCCCTGGCGGTGGCTGTCGCTTCATTTTTCTCCCCACTCTCCTGAAATTTCCCGTCCCGATATCCGGTCCGTTCCATGCGAATTGACTCCGAAAATCACACAAAATCACGCCGCGCCGCGCCGGCCGTGCCAGCTTGCATCACACATTTTCACACTGTTCCATATTCGCCACGACGGCCGCCTGCCAGTCCTCCAAACTTTCATTTGCCTGCATAAAGTTGAGAATCATCAATATATAATTTTCAACACTTTCCCTTAATAAATCTACAAAATGAAAATGACTATCGGGAGCGTCCTGCGCGCTCCGTTTGGTGCCATGGCATTGGCATGTGCGCTGCTTGCCGGTTGCGGAGGCGGCGGCGGTGGAGAAAACACGACACCAGTCCCCCCTATTTCCAGCAACAGCGCGCCGACCGGTGGGCTGCAGTTATCGGGCGTGCTGGTATCGGCGGGCGGCAGCGGCGACGCCGGGACCTTCTCGGGATCGGACGTGAAGTTCGATGCCAGCGGCAGTACCGATCCGGATGGCGACACGCTGTCGTTTGCCTGGACATTGGTCTCCAAGCCGGCCGGCAGCAGCCTGGCCATCCAGAATACGAGCAATGCCCTGGTGATCAAACCCGATGTTGCCGGCACCTATGTCGTCAGCGTACGCATCAGCGACGGCAAGGGCGCCACGGTCGACAAGCAGGCCACGATCGTCGTCTCCGCCAATGCCGCGCCGGTCGGCTCGGTCGCCGTCAGCGCCCGCTACACGGCCGTTCCGAGTGTCGCGGCCACCACCAACGTAACCGTTGGCGCCACCATCCTGCTCGACGGCACCAACAGCCGCGACGCCGACGGCGACGTTGTCACCACCTCGTGGGACGTGATCGAAAGTCCGGTCGGCAGCCGTTCCAGCCTCGTCATCGACGGCAGGACCGCGCGCCTGAGCACGGACGTGGCCGGCGTCTACAAAGTGCGTGCGCGCGCCACCGATCCGCATGGTGCCTATAGCGAAGCCGTTTACCCGTTCGAAGCAATCGGCACCGCGCCGACCGTGGTGGCCGTGGCCGCGATCGACAACGGTCCCGTCAGCGCCGGCAGCGCGACGATCAACGGCACCACCGGCTACAAGATTTCCCTCAGCGGCGCCGGCAGCAGCAATCCCGACGGAGCGGCATTGGCCTACGCCTGGACCCTGGTGTCGAAGCCGGCCGCCAGCACCGCCGTCCTCGACAGCACAACCGGCGCCTTCTCGCAGATCACCCCCGACGTACTCGGCGACTACGTCGTGCGCATGATCGTGACGGCGCCGTCCGGCGTTGCCAGCAGCTATACGACGACGGTGTCCGTGAAGAACCGCCGTCCGCTGGCCGCGATCGCCACGAACGCCGTTCCGGTCGCCCTGCCGAGCGGACCGACCCTGCGTTTGCCGGCAAATACGCTCGTGACCCTGCGCGGCGCCGGCAGCGCCGACGCCGATGGCGACGCGCTGACCTACGCATGGACCTTGCTGTCGAAACCGGCCGGCAGCGGCGCGACCCTGTCGGCATCGAACCTGTCGACCGTCCAGCTGACCACGGACCAGAGCGGCTCGTACGTGGTGGTGCTGCGGGTGACCGATACCAGCGGCGCCTGGTCCGAGCAGACGCTCATCGTTGCCAGCGGCAACGCGGCGCCGGTGGCGGTGGTCGACAAGAGCCGCATGTCGGTGCTCGCCGGCGCCGCCAGTACTGCAAGCGCGCTCTACAGCTACGACGACGATGGCGATACCCTCAGCTACAGCTGGGCGCTCGACGCCAAGCCGGCCGCATCGGCGGCGACCATCAGCGCGACGGGCGCCCAGCTGTCCTTTACCCCCGATATCGCGGGCACCTATGTTGCCTCGGTCACCGTCAGCGACGGCAAGGCCAGCAGTGTTGCCTACGTCACGATCAAGGCGCTGTCGGCGACCACCACGACCACCACCTTGCCCTTCACGCCGCTGATTTCGCGCTACAGCCGTGGCCTGGACCGCCTGGTGACGGTGTCCGCCGCTCCCAACCTGCTGAGCATTATCGACCCGTTCACCGGCGCGCTGCGCCAGGTCCCCTTGCCGGCCGCGGTCAAGTCGATGGCCCTGAGCCCCGACGGCAAGCTCGCGGCCGTGCTGCACGAAGGCGTGGTCAGCCTGGTCGACGTCGACAATGCGACCCTGGTGCGCTCGAGCGCAACCGGCGGCTCGCAGACCGAGGCACTGATAACGAACGCGGCGCTCATCTACCTGGTCGGCCAGACCAATGGCCAATGGACGGACCAGACCGTGGGCGTTGTCGACGGCAAGACCGGCGCGAACCTGACCGAGACGCTCGGCCGCCCGCAAGGGTGGAGCTTCTATGGCACCATGCATGGCGTCTACTCGTCGCTCAAGCGTCGCGCTTTCGTGGTCTCGGACGGCCTGTCGCCGGTCGACATCGACTATTTCTCGCTCAACGCAAACGGTGCGGTCACGGACATC